TCACCTTAGACAATTAGGCACTTTTAATCAACAGGCAATATTTGTTCAAGTTGGTAGCTTTGTTCAATATAATCTTTTTGATAATTGCACTATTCAAATGTTTGGTGTGCCCTCCGCAAACTATATTGTCGGTGGTTCAGCGGCAACTTCTGGTACACATGAAATTAGAAACTGTTCATTGTCGAGTGTGACTTTTTCTTATAATAAAGATGGTAATAGAGGTTCGAAGGATTTAGTCGTTAATACATATTCTAAGAATAGAAATCCATTGGTCAATGAAAGAATGAACAGTTTCTACAATTTGAGTGGAAATTATGGAATGAGAAATAGAGGATTGGCGTCATATGAAATTTCAACATTAGTAACTAATACTGAGCATTACTTTAAAGAAAATATATCTTCTAATATTAATATACCAAAAAGATTTGTTGGTTATATAAGATATACGTCTTCTTATGGCACAAATACATTGCCTTATATAACATTCAATGACAGCGTAAATACTTCTACAGTTACCCGCACTTTTAGTTGCTCTCCAACGCCAGATGTTTGGCAAAAATTTGATTTAACGGTAACTCCTGCTGTAGAAGGAAACATTATAATGACTCTATATAGTCAAACATCATCTACGAATGCTAGAGTATATTTAGATGGGTTAGCATTTAACCCTATTAATCCAAAATGTAGGCATTATGGATTTAATTTTGATGAGACATTACCAAATAGAACTGTAAACACTTTAACAACTTTAACAGAAAATCAAGTATCAGCTATATCCACAATCAACAATCTCGATTATGTTTATGATGCATCAAACTACTGGTCGGTTACTAATCCATCATTAACAGCTTATACCGATCTTTATACAAGAGATGGTAATATATTAGATTTTGGTTCTAAAAATATTGTAATTGATAATTCAGCGTCTACTGGATTTGCTTATGCGAGTGCATCTAGTACATTAACAATCAAAACTCCGTTACTTTCGAGTGGTAATAATTTTATTGGATTAAAGACAACCGGTAACATTTATCTTTCCAGTGGTTCAACAATTGGAGAAATAGACATTTACGGTAACGTCTATCAAGCAACACCGGTTAGCTTGTCTGGTATATATATGGAAGGAACATTAGCTTATAATACAAATTCTAATACAACCATTGAATATACAGATTGTACGATGGATACCGTTCAAAATGATGGTTCTGGTATCGTTACAATTAAGAAAACAAATTCAACTATTGCTAACGCTCTTGATGCAGAAATTGCTGATTTCATTCCAACTATTCTCAACGTTACATTACAAGGCGGTTATTTGGCTATCTACGATAATACAGGGGCAAGGCAATATTATCAAAATACAGATGGTGCAATAATATTACCATCTGATGCGACAGGAACATGGACATATCAGATTGCAAATTACGGATATCAATTCATCCAAGATAGTTTTGTTGTTAATCCGAGTGTTGGAGCAACGATTACAATATCTCCAAATTATACACCGGACACATTTGTTACTTCAAATGCTCAAACTGTTTCAACATACTTAAACTTGGATACATCGGAAAAAATTTACAATTATTTAAATTATTGGACTACTACTCCGGTTGGTATTGATTATGTTCCATTTTATAGTAAAGCATTTGGATCAATTACAATTAATAAAAATGTAACACTTGATGCAACAGCAAGTACATTATTAAACTACAGTAGTTCTTCAAATTTATTAACTTTAAAATCATCTGGATTATCAGAAGAAATTATATTTGCATCAACAGGTGCCATTTCAGCAGTAAACGGAACAACATATTCAGACGATGTTAAAATACGTGCGAATAACTTGGACAGTGAATACATATTGGGTGGTATTACATCCTTTACATTTTATCCATCAGAAGGTGACAGAGATGCCAACAATAATGCTGGAGAAACATTAACTGGAACTATTAGTAGATTTAAATATGGAAGTATAGTACAAGGAGTAACATATTCTGGAACTATCTATGCTAGAGTTAATGTTTCTGGAACTGTTTTATTATATTCTGATACTATCACAACAGGTAGAAATATTCTAGAATTTGGAACCACTGGAACATTACAACAAATTATCAACAACCAAAAAGTTATTAACGAAGGTGTTCAGAAAGCAAGTAAATTAATTCCACATACTAATAACATATAAATATAATATATGTCTTATCCAACCCAACCCGTTTTACCTAATTCTTTTCATGGTAGTACTACTTTTAATTCACAGATTAAAAGTTATGATCACTTGGCACAAAGAATTAGGAGAACCTTGGGAGAGCCTCTTGTTCAAATTGAAATAAGCAGTGAACAGATTTATGAATTAATTGATATTGCTATTGAATATTTTACAAAATTTGCAGGAGAAACAGAAGAGTATTTAATTTTTAGATCAGATTTATATATCAGTGGATATGGTCTTCCAATTGGAAGATTGTTTAACACTTCACCCGAAATGTTTAATTCAAATCCAGATAGTTTAATGCCAAATTTAAGTGGTGGTGTTGATTTTGACATGGATGATTACAGAAGAGTTATTGATGTATTTTCTTTCAATGAAGGAAATAATTCTGGTGTCAATACTCTTTTCACAATTGAACACACGATTGCTCAACAGGCATATTTCGGACACTTACTTGGTAATGTTGGATATGATTTAGTTACTTGGTATGCACTAAAAAACTGGCTGGATACAAGAGAAAAAATGTTGGCACTTACACCATATTTAAGATTTGATCCAGATACACAAATTTTAAAAATTATTCCAGAACCAAGTAAAGCACAAACGTATTTTGGTTTGATTGGCTGTAAAATGCAAAAACCAATAAAATATTTGGTGTCCCAACTTTGGGTATATCGTTATACTTTGGCATTGACAAAAATAACAATCGGACATGTTCGTGGAAAATATTCTGGAACAAATTTATTTGGAGGACAAACAGTTAATGCTGCTGATTTGTTACGACAAGGTGAAAAAGAAAAAGACGAGCTTGAAAAAGAATTGATGAGCGATATGGTAGATCGTTCTCCAACAAGATTCTTTATTGGCTAATGAATAAATTCACAAGAAAAAATCCAAATTTTACACAAGGAATTTATCAACCAAAAAATAAAAATAAATATATTGGTAGAGGTGCTATAGTATATAGAAGTTCATTGGAACTAAAAGCTTTTCGTTATTTGGATAATAATCCAAACGTATTAAATTGGTCTTCTGAATCAGTTGTAATACCTTATGTGTCTCCTAAAGACGGGAAAACACATAGATATTTTGTTGATCTTGTTGCAAAACTAAAATCAAAAGATGGAGAAATAAAAAAATTATTAATAGAAGTAAAACCAGAAAGACAAACTAAACCACCAACTATATCAGCAAAGAAAAAACAAAAAACTATTCTGTATGAGAATTATACATATGCAATAAATTGTGCAAAATGGGCAGCAGCAAAAGATTGGTGCGGAAGAAAGGGATATATTTTTATAATTTTAAATGAAAAACATTTAAATTGATATTGTACCGTGTAAGTAATTATTAGCATCATATATGAGCAATGTTTATAATCTATTAGTCGAATCACCTTGTTACGAATTAAAATATTTGGTTGAGGAGCAAAATAGGAATGCTCCATCAACATTAAAGGTAAAAGGACCATTCTTAATGGCAAACAAACCAAATAGAAACAACAGGGTCTACCCACTAGAACAAATGGTTGAAGAAGTTAATCGTTATACTTCTGAAATGATTGTAAACAATAGAGCAACTGGTGAATTAAATCATCCAACTTCACCAGAAGTTAATTTGGAAAGAGCTTGTCATTTAGTTACAGAATTAAAACAAAATGGCGACATTTTTGAAGGAACATCAAAAATCCTTTCAACCCCAATGGGACAGATCGTTAGATCACTTATTATGGACGGTGTTAAACTTGGAGTTTCTTCGAGAGCACTTGGTAGAGTAGAACCAAATAAGAGTGGCGTTGGAATGGTTTCTGATTTTAGATTGGTAGCAATTGATGTTGTTGCTGACCCATCTGTTCCAACTGCATTTGTAAATGGTATATTAGAATCAAAGCAATGGGTTTTAAGTGACAATGGTGAATTAGAACCATTTTATGAAAATTTTGAAAAGAAGATTTCAAATCTTCCTAAGCATAATTCGAAGCAATATTTAAAAGAGTGTTTAATTGATTTTATTAATAAATTAAAAACTATTTAATTTGTAAATTTAATTAGATAAATAATACTATATGGAATTAAAAAAACTCATCTCTAAATTTTTAACAAATCTTTGTGAAGACAAATTTTCCGATGCAAATAAAGATTTGCAAAAAATCGTTGAGGAAAAAACAAAACAAAAGATTAAGAAAACATACGAAAAAGTTTCTTCAAAGAACAAGAAGAAAAAAGAAAAGTGCGATGATAAAAAAGAAAAATCATCCGATGTTTTTAAAAAAGAAAAAATGTAATGATTTGTAATCAAAGAAAGGTAAATAATAATATATAACATGAAAGATTTTTCTGAAATACTTAAACAAATCGATGAAAGCGTAATCGATCAAGAAACAGCAAAAGCAATCACAGAAGCATTTGAAGCTGCTGTAAACGAAAAAGTAGAATCAAGAACAAAATTGGAAGTTGAAAGTGCTCTTTCAAAACAAGATGATGATCATGCTAGTAAATTAGAAAAATTATTGGAAGCTATTGACAGCGACCATTCTGATAAATTACAAAAAGTTGTTGAAGCCATTACAGAAAATCATACACAAAAATTAGAAATGATTTCTAGTTTCTATAAAAAGGCTTTATCAGAAAAAGCCGAAGATTTTACAAATAATATTGTTGAAAAGGTCAGCACTTATTTGGACTTGTATCTGGAAAAAATTTTACCAGAGACACAATTAGAAGAAGCTGTTGCGAACACATATGCTCGTAAACAGCTTGATACTATCCGTGAGTTGGTTGGAATCGACAGAGATTTTGTTGATTCATCAATCAAAGAATCAATTAGCGTTGGTAAAACAAAAATTGATGAACTCTCGGAAAAATTGAATGAATCTTATAAAGAGAATGAAACTCTCTTAGAAAAGATTAATAAGATGGAATCACATATCCTTTTAGAAGAAAAAACTAAAGGAATGCCATCAGTCAAAAAAGACTTTATATTCAAGTTATTGAACGACAAGAACGGTTCTTATATTGAAGAGAATTTTAACTATGTTGTTGAGATGTTCGAACGTAGCGAATCAGAAGCTACAACTGAACTTGTGAAAGAAGCAAAGCAAAAGGCTGTAAGCCGTGATGCTAAAGTTATTCCACAAAAAGTTGTAACAGAATCCGCTACAAATATCGACAGCGACTTTGGTCCTGTTAACGAATATCTGAATGAATTAATGAGGAAGTAATTCCTTTTTAATTCGTATTCTATCCATAGGAGAACAAATTATGAGAAAAGTTAATCCATCAACAGGCTACATTGATCGCTCACGCGCCCAACAGCTTGTAGAAAAATGGGCACCAGTCCTCAATTACAGTTCCGATAAGGTTTCTGCAATCGAAGACGAACATGCTCGTTTAACTACTGCAATCCTCATGGAAAACCAAGAACGCTGGTGTATTGAAGAAGCCGGTAGTAATGTCGCTGGTGCTGGTGGGGTTTTCGGATCCCCTGCATCTGGAGACATCTACGGCAACAACGGCAATGTGGTTTCCGGTGATAGATATGCAACAGGAGACTCTCGCTTACCTAAGATTCTTATCCCAATGGTTCGCAGAACTTTCCCTGAGCTTATCACAAATGAGATTGTTGGCGTACAGCCAATGAGTGGCCCAGTCGGTTTAGCTTTCGCTCTCCGTTATCGCTATGAGGCAGATAGTCTCGGTGCAAATGGACTTGATGGTTATGCCACAGGTTCCACTACATCTGGTTCTAACGGTCTTGACCGCAGAGAATCCGACAACGCCGAATTAGGCTATCAATACTTGGATACTCGATTCACAGGAACAAGCTCAACATTCTTATCAGGCCATAATGATTTTTCAATCATTGGTTCTGATCGTGGTGTTGCTGCTATGCTCAAAGATTTCGAGTTGACTGGTAACATTCCTCAAGTTACTGTAGAATTCAGCAAGACAGCAGTCGAAGCCGGTACACGCCGCCTCGCCGCTCGCTGGTCTGTTGAACTCGAACAAGACTTGAAGAACATGAATGGTTTAGATATCGACTCTGAATTAACAAACGCTATGTCGTATGAAATTCAGGCCGAAATCGACCGTGAAATGGTTATCAGAATGATTCAAGTCTGTCTCAATGCTGGTAAAGGAACAGGATACTCGTTCTGGTACGCTCAGTCAGCCGACGCACGTTGGTTGGGTGAGAGAAACCGTGACTTCTACTCAAAGGTAATTGTCGAAGCTAACCGCATCGCAATTCGTAACCGCCGTGGTAGTGCTAATTTCATTATCGCTACACCTCGCGTTTGCGCAATCCTTGAGATGTTGCCCGAGTTTCAGTGGATGCCAGTAAACGGAAACATTAACACCCAGCCAACAGGCGTTGCCAAAGTTGGTACATTGGGTGGACGTTTCACCGTTTACCGCGACACACGTACAGACGCTCAGTATCTTGCCGGACAGCGAAATGCAGCTTTGGAGTACGCTCTTTTAGGTTACAAAGGAACAGAATACTATGATACAGGTATTGTATATTGCCCATACATCCCAGTTATGATCCAGCGCACAATTGGTCCTAACGACTTCTCGCCAAGAGTAGGTCTTATGACTCGTTACGGTGTTGTTGATCATATCTTCGGTGCTAACTTATACTACCATACTATCATCGTTTCTGGTCTTGGAACTGCCAATGTCGCTCAAGACAACGGTCGTTTATACCTCTAATAGTGTAATTCGTAGTACAATCAAAGAAAACCCACTAGTAGAAATGCTAGTGGGTTTTCTCTTTTTAAAAATAAATAAAAAAAATTATTGCTCAATAATTTCTGAATCTGTCAATTGAAGTTTTTCTCTTCTACTTGGTTTATCAAACAACTGATTCATTATTTCGTCTCTTGTTGCAATAAGAACATTCGTGGTATTAGGAAGAACTGGTTTTTTGCTATTTGCTGCTATTTCAAGTTTCTTCATTTCCTCATTGCTCTTAGTTTGTTTATTTTGAAGATTAATTTTATTAAGTTGATCAAGTGCTTTTGTTGCAGCATTTATCAAAGTAGATAGAGCAGCTATTTCTTTTGGATCGCTTCCTGTTAATACAGTGTCTTTCAAAGACTGTACTGCACTTAAAGTAGAATCTACTAATTCGGATGATTTTTTGTATACGTATTCGCCTACGTTTTCATCTGTGAGTTTTTCAGATTCTGGTTCTTTCTTTCTTGTTAAAAACGTTGGTGCAATTTCATCTGCTTTAAGTTCTTGTATAATTGAATCGATTTCGTCACTCATAATTATTGATGTTTTGAATATTTAGTATAAATAGTAACATGAATCAAGTAACAATTCAAGGAGTAGGTACATTTTATATTGATAATGAGAAAGTTCAAGAGCTTATCAGTTGGCTTTCAATGAATCAAGGTGTTAAAACACCAAACCCAAATGACACATTGGGAGAAATTAACAATTCATTTTCTGGAAAAGAACTTCTGAAAGGTTAATTCTCTTGATTTAAAAAAAGTTTGAGTTATCCTTTTAAATAAAGGATGAACAGATATCAAGATTTGTGGGTTCAGAAATATGCCCCTAAAAATTTAAATGAACTAGTATTGTCTTCGGACAATAGAGAGTTCTTTTCATCAATAAATGATGACACCCCACATTTGTTGTTTTATGGAAATGCTGGCGGTGGAAAGACATCGCTTGCCAAGATTATAGTAAATGACATATTAAAGTGTCAATATCTTTATATAAATGCATCGGATGAAAACGGTGTAGATACTATTAGAAACAAGGTAATATCTTTTTCTCAGACTCGTTCTTTGGATGGAAAGAAGAAGGTTATTATATTGGATGAGGCAGATGGGTTATCTGGTGAAAGTCAAAGAATACTGAGAAACGTAATGGAGGAATATGCATCCACCACTCGTTTTATTCTAACTGCAAACTATTTTAAGAAGATAATTGAACCATTACATTCCAGATGTTTACTTTTTAACATAATTCCAACTTTGGATGATTGTATCAAAAGGTGCTGTTTTGTATTAAAGTCGGAAAATATTAAAGTAGAGGAAGACCAAAAGCAAAGATTGGTAGAATACATAACCAATAACTTTCCAGATATACGAAGAATTATCAATGATTTACAAAAATTTTCTGTTAGTGGAGTTTTAACAATAAAAGAAACAAACCAAGTTAAAAACTTGGCAGATAATATTTTTTCTTCCCTTTGTTCAAATATAAGTCCATTAGAAATAAGAAAAGTTGTTATTTCCGAGGAAAAAAACTTTGGATCTAATTACCAGAACCTTTTAAGAGAATTATTTGAAATTATATACGATTCAAATCTTTCTGAAGAAAAGAAAAAAACAATAATGCTTGATCTCGGAGAACACATTTATAGAGACAATTTTGTTCTTGATCACGAAATAAACTTCTTTTGCTGTATTTTGAACATTAAAAAATACTTTTGAAATTAATATATATTTGGTAAATATATGAAATGTCATTAGCAAGAATTGTAGCAGATAATTTTCCAATAACTCCAACGAAAACCGTTTTAACCGGAAATGGTTCTACTGTTTCTTTTACAATAGCTGGTTCAACGGGACTAACAAATGCAAATGAACTAATCGTTACTTTGGATGGTGCAGTACAAGAACCAGTTGTAGATTATACAGTAAACAATAATACGATTACATTTACATCTGCTCCTGACAGTGGAGCAAAGGTTGTTGTAATTTATAATAATTCACCATATGTTATAAATTCAGTAGTTCCAAATGATGGTGGAGTTACAAATGCAAAACTTGGAGCAGGATCCGTTACTCCCGATAAATTAAGCACAGGTGCTCCAGTTTGGAATACCAGTAGTAACGTAGCATTAGGACATTCTTCACCAGCAACAAACTTACATTTGAATTATTCAAATTATGCTGCAATACAGCTTGGAGCTAATAATTCAACTGGATTCCATGTCACAAAAGAAGCAACTGATAATTCATTTAATATATGGAATGGACCAATTGGTGCTGCTACAAACACGGTTAAAATAGATTCTGCTGGAAATGCTTGCATTGGTGGTGGTACACCACTAGATAAACTAGACGTAAGAGGCAGCATAAGACTTGGTAGTAATAACACAGCGTTAAGATTCACAGATGGAAGTGGAACAAATCCAAGATTAGCATGTCAAACTGATAATAATCTTGTTTTATATGGAACCAATTCAACTGGTGGTGGTAGACCAATTTGGAATATCATGCAAAGAAGTGACACATCTTCCTTTGATATGAGCGTTCCATTAGACATGAGGGGTAATGACATTCGCGGAAGTGTTACGACTTGTAAAGCATGGGTTAATTTCAACGGAGCATGGATAGGTAATTCGGTAGCAGGAACCACATATAGCATAACAACACAAGCCGGTCAAAGTACCGGAATATTTACAGGTTCTGGTTGGAGTCAAAATTTTCAACTTGGTCTTACTTTTTATATTAATGTTGCAAATGCATATAATTCACTAGGTGGAATACCTGCGGTTGCTAATAAAGGAGTACAAGCTGAAGTAATAGAAATAATAAGTGGAACACAAGCAAGAATTCAGTATACACAAAATGCAACATCCACTGTAAATTTAGTTGGAACTGGAACAGTTGCTGGTTGGAGTTATTCATCAGATGGTATAAGATCATCTTATAATATATCAAATATAACTAGAACAGCAGCTGGAAGATATGTAGTATATTTTGATACTCCATTTGAAGATTTATATTATGTACAACTTGGCGGTATTCAATATAATGAAACTAATTATACTGCTTGGAATGTTCAAGAAGACAATAGACTTGGAAATAGAACAACATCTAGAATTTATCTTGGTACATGGGCCAATAGTTATGACGATTCTGTTGGAATATATTTAGCATTTTTTAGATAATATGAAAGTAATAGTAAAAAAAGAATTAACAGGACATCCATCAATAACATTTCCATTAGAAGGTTTTACTGTAGAGGAAACTTTGGAAAAAGTAACAGATGATGGTCTTGAATACGTTGTTGTTGATAATGTTTTTTATGATAACTATTTTTATCCAGAAGGATATGAATTTGATAAAGACGTTGGTGTTAAATTAAATTTAGAAAAAGCAAAAGAAGTTCAAAAAAACAAATGGAGAGAAGCAAGAAAAAAACGTTTTGAAAAGCTAGATCTTCAATTCATGTTAGCCTTGGAAAAAGGAGACACCGAATTACAAAAAATAATTTCAACTAAAAAACAAGAATTAAGAGATTTACCAAATACTTTTTTACCAGATAATTTGGAAGAAATCAAATCAACATGGCCCAATATCTTATTGGAAGAATAAATAATATAAAATGGCACAGACAAAAATCACATCAAAATCATTGGCAACAAATACTATTGCAGCTGCTAATATTGCAGATAATGCTATTGAAAGTAGACATTTAACACCTACTTTATTTTCACCGAATATTTATTCGGATAAAATTAACTCTAGTACTGGATATATGGGACTACCAGCAGGAACAACTGCTCAAAGACCAGCATCACCGGCTAATGGTTCAGTTAGGTTCAATACCGATTTTGGATTTTTTGAATGGTATGATTCTTTATCTGGTTTATGGTTACAGATGAACGAAAAAAGACCAGCGTCTGCAACCGGCGGGACAGTAGCAACAATAGTAGATCCGGCTGATGGGTTTACATATAGAACACACACATATACTACTCTTGGAGGATCATCATTTGTTGTAACAAGATCTGGTGTTGTTGAATTTTTAGTCGTTGCTGGTGGTGGATCTGGTGGAAATAGAAATACAACAAATGCAAATGGCGGCGGTGGTGGTGGCGGTGTTTTATATAAAAAAGATCATTATGTTAATGTTGGAACAATACCAGTATATGTTGGAGATGGTGGATTAGGACTTGCTTTTCAAGTATCATCAGGTGGAAACAATGGGCAAAATTCATTTTTTGGTTCATTTATAGCACTTGGTGGTGGCGGTGGTGGTGCAACAGACGTTGGATACGGCAGAGATGGTGGATCTGGTGGTGGTACTGCGTGGGATGAAAATTTAGCAGGAAGATCTATTCAAACTGCGATGTCTGGAGCACAGGCATTTGGAAATGACGGTGGAGTTATTGCTGGTGGATATACTGGCGCTGGTGGTGGTGGTGCTGGTACAGCGGGAAATACTTGGGGTCAAGGTGGTGGCGACCCATATACACAAGGAGGAAATGTTGATGATCCACCAGCATCGGGTGGAAGAGGAGCACCATTTACCATATCTGGTACATTAAGATACTATGCTGGTGGTGGCGGTGGTGGTGCAAACAGCAGTGAAAAAGCGGGCATGGGATGGCATGGTGGAGGAAGAGGGTTTGGAACAACCAGATTTTATACATATTTAAATTATCCTGTAGAAATAAATGCATCAACTTTGGGTAGCGGAACTCCTGATGCAATAGACGGTACCGGTGGCGGTGGTGGAGCAGGATCTTATTGGTCTAATAATAGTACCAATTGGATAAACAGAGGAAGTGGGAACGGCGGTTCCGGTATTGTTATTGTAAGATATAGAATTTAAGATTTACTTTTAAATTGATATATTTTTTGTAGGTAAAGAATTATCAGTTGGTTGATTACCAATATTAATGTTAACAGTAACTGGTTCTGGTTTTGTACCAATTGGTTGTTCGTAATTATTAGGAACACCTTGAACTGGTGGAAGATTTGGACCAAAATTTAATACTTCAACATAATCCCAATTTCCAGGAACAACAAATTCAGCCATTTCTGTTGCAGTAGAAACAGTTCTTGGGTCCATTTTTAATATTAAATAAACCTTACCAGTTCCTTCGTTAGCATTAGCATCTTTTACATTTTGCTCAGATCCTGCACCAGCAACACGTTTAATAAAAAAGAATACATCACGTTCAATTAAATCTTTTAAGAAATTAAAAAAGTTAGTATCTCTACCATAATGTTCTTGACAATATGGTGATGTTAAAAATTGTTTTTTAACTTTAACAGGTGAACCTTCTCTGAAACCACCATTTGAATAATGTGAAAATGCAGTCTCTAATAGTGTATCGAATTTGTTGAACTTTGACATGGTATTATAATATATTTACTTTTGAAAGCATCAAAAACCATATAAATCGATTAATTGATTTTTCAAATAAGTATTTACAGAGTGGCAACAATAGATTTAAACAATTTAGTAAGACCTAAACAGGTAAACAACCAATACACAACACCATCTACAAAGGTTGAAGTTGTAAAAACTGTTTACACTGATTTACATTTAGACATTATAACGGCAAAAAGTATTGGGGTTGGAAAAACACCATCTGATACAAATGATATATTAGTGGATAATGATTTGGAAGCTATAAGAAATTCGGTTAGAAACATTTTTTCAACTAGAAAAGGACAAAAACTTTTGACACCTGAATTTGGTTCTTCATTAGAACAATATTTGTTTGAACCAATAACAGAAATTTATGCAAGAGCAATAGGTGATGACATACTAACATCATTAGAAAAATATGAACCAAGAATAGAGGTACTAAAAATTTTGGTCTTACCTAATCCAGATCAAAGTCAATATAATATTAGCGTTGCATATAGATTTTTAGAATTTAAAAAAGAAAGTGTTCTAAATATATTAGCTCAATATGGGGGACAAATTTCAATATAAGGTAATTATAATATAATGGCAACCGATAATTTATTAAATAAAAATTCATACGTTAGTTTTGATGCTACTAGCATAAGAGACTTAATTGTTAGTAGATTGAACCAAGGTGAAGTTTTTACTGATCAAAACTATCAAGGTTCAAATCTTTCTGCATTGATAGATGTTATTAGTTTTTCTTTCAGCACACTACTATATTACTTGAATAAGACTTCATCAGAATCAATGTATTCAGAAACTCAGATATATGAGAACATGAATAGGTTGGTAAAAATTTTAAATTATAATCCAATTGGAAGACTAGGACAAAACGTTCCATTTGTTTTGAATACAAGTCAAAATTTACCAATTAAAAATTATGTAATACCTCGATTTAGTTATATTTCTGTTGGTGGAACATATTATTCTTTTAATACTGATATAAAGTTTTATAAACCAACCGACGGAGAAGCCGTAATAAGTGATGTATCAAATAGATATCTTTTATATCAAGGATTGTTCCAAGAGTATCCAACACATACTGCATTAGGAATTGAAAACGAAATAGTCTATTTGGCATTAAACGATTCTGTTTATGTAGACCATTTTAATATTTTTATTTTTGTTAAACAAAAAGATAGAAATACTTGGGAAGAATGGGATAGAGTTCCAGAAACATTTTTATATGGACCAAATGATAACATATACCAAATTCGTTTTAATGAAAACAAAAGATATGAAATTAAGTTTGGAGACGATATAAACGGTAAAAAACTAAAAGAAGGTGATCAGGTTGCGATTTACTATTTGAACATAGATAAAGACGTTTCAAATATAGGACCCGGTGCAATAAATTTATCAAAAATTGTAACATACAATTCTTTAAGATTTAAAGAAATATATACCGATATTTCTTTAAACACATTTGGAGAAATTTTATCACCAAACAATTTACAATACGTACAGACACAAAACGATTATCCTTCTACGTATTATTCTGATGAAGAAAATGTATCTGATATAAGAAAAAACGCAGCTAAAAATTTCAGATCACAATACAGACTTGTAACGTCTAATGATTATGAGACTTTTATAAAAACAAATTATTCAAATTTATTAACAGATGTTAGAGTTGTTAACAACGATGATTACTTAAGAAGTCATATAAGATATCTTTACAACATAGGTTTAAATAAACCACAGGACGATAATCAAATTTTGTTAAATCAAATAAAATTTGCAAATAGTTGTAATTTTAACAATTTATATGTTTACATGGTTCCAAAAAGTGAATCACAAAAATACATAGCACCAGCACAGAAAGAACTTATAATAAGTGGTCTTCAGCAAAGCAAAACACTGACATCACAAATAGTTCCAATGGATCCTGTTTATATGTATTTAGATTTTTATGTAGAAAAGGTTGGTTCTGATGCATCACCAAACGATCTGGATTCTTCTTATTTAGCAATAACAAAAGAGGCAAACAGCAGAAGATCAAATTCTGCAATTTTATCTGATATTCAAATGTTGTTAAAAAACACATTTAAAAGACAAGAAAATAAACTTGGTCAGTTAATTGATATATATCAATTATCTACTAGCATATTGAATATAGATGGCGTTAAGAAAGTTCAAACCTATAGATCTGATACAGATTCATACATTGAAGGTGTTTCTTTATTAGTTTGGAACTATTATTATCCATTAGCTGATTCAGAAGTATATACTCAAAATATTCAACTTGAAAGTTTTAAATATCCAATTTTTAACAATATTGAAAACGTTTCATCTAAAATAAAAATAATAGAAACAACAGGTTCTATTAAAATTTCAGATTTTTAATACATAAAATATGGCAACGGAATTTTCAGTTTCAAAAACAGATGGTTATGTCAACATAACAAGATTTAATTTTGATGCTGGTGTATTAAATCAAAAAGCATATACAAAATTTTTATGGGATTTTGGTGATGGCGTTAGAAGTAGAGAAAAAACACCATCTCACATATATTTAAACCCAAGTTCTTATAACGTAATATTGAATGCTTACTATAATGGCAGTGCATTTGATCTTTTTCAAAAAAAAATAAATGTAGATTTATTTTTAAATGATTCCGTCTATTTTGATTTCGTTCCACCACCAACATTTGCTGGCCATTTAAACAGATATCCATTTAAAGTAAACATAACATCATCTAGTACAGAGCCACACGTTATTGATTTATATGCAAATTATTCTAGATCATATTCACCACAAGACCCTAATAATAAATGGACTTTTTTAAGACCACAATGGAGGTTTTTAGATAAAGATGGAAATCAAATATCACATATAAAAACAACAGACACGATAATAAAAGCAAATGAAGATGGAAAACTTGATGAGAATGGATTAGTTGCTGGTGTAACTGGAACAGCTGAATTTTATTTTGTTGATGATTTTTATAATTTTGATTTGGCTTTTAATAATCAACCATATACAACAATCATAGCAACATTGCAAACAAGTGCAATTAGTATATCAAAAGATTTTAAAAATATAAACGAAGGTTTACCAAACTTAAGTAACAGTTTAGCTCAAGCAATTGTTCCATACATTGTTTTGTGGAGAACACCAGACAACTTAAGAATAACAGAAAACGGCATAAGAGAACACTCAAATCCAAGATGGGTAAACTCTGACATACCATTAATAATAAATCCAACTTTTAAAACTTTAGAGTATAAAGATACACACCCAGATGGAAATGGTGTTAAATTACTTCAACCAGATTCCTTTTTTACAGAATATATACCTTACGATAATACAGCATCAGTTCCTTTAAGTGTAGGGTTTATAAACTTAAGTTCAAATATTTCACCTAAACCTTTTGAATTCAAGTATATAGATGACACAACATACAAAGTTGCTGGTTATTATAAAGGATTTTTTAATGTTTCAAACTCAGCATTAAATCAATCATTGACAGCGTCTGCGATATTTAAACTACCAAATTTATCAGCGAACCAATTTAATCCCACAATATGGATACCAAATGGCTCATCTGGTTTATTAAACACGGTACAATATATTAAAAATCCGCACACCGCTAGTTTATATTTTAATAATAAAACTATTAATAATCAAGATAAAGCAGTAATAAAATCATTTGAAATGCCATTATTAACAAAACCAGATTTTAACACTGATGCTACGGCTATTACCGGTATTCATGGTATAGAGTGTATTGCTGCAATGAATTTACCAAATTATCATGCGTGGTGTATTGATTCTGATTTGGATAAAATGTATAGAGTTTCTACAAATGGGAATATTCTTTGTTCAATAGATTTTAAAAAACTTTTGAATGTTAAATTTGCATCTCCTGCTTATTGTGCATTAGATGGAGATCAAAACATTTGGGTTACTTTGCATGACACAACATCAACTTTAAAGTTTGACAGTAGTGGAAATTTATTGTTTGCTGTTGAACCATTAACTCACACATATCCATCAACTGCATTATTAGAACAATCACAATACGATGTTCCGTTTGAATGGGTGTATGATAGCACTTATTATAAAGTAACTTCCGATAGTATAACATATTTTCAAAATTTTATAAACCCAACCGGCGTAGATACTGATACAAAAAATAATGCATGGATAACATTTTCAAACCCATTTAGTAGTTATGTGTCGAAAGTATCTTCAAATGGAATTGTTTTAAGTTCAATTTATTTTCCTCTTTGCACATCACCACAAGAAATTTTGTGTGATAAAAACGACAACGTTTGGATTGCATTATCAAATAATGTATATAGAAATTCAAATTTTTTACAAAAAAGAAACACAAACGGTGTTGTTTTAAGTACATTCGGTCCTTTTAATGGATTAAATTATTTAACAATTGATGTTAATCAAAATCCTTGGTTTACGTTTAGTTATCAATATATTGGTTGTATTGAAAATGATACATTTAAATCATATAAAATTCCATTGAATGATATATATTCAAATATACCAAATTGGGTTGATACAAAAAATTATTTATATAAAAATTCTTATGAAAACGTATTAAATTGGTCACAAAATTTTGAAAATTCATATTGGACAAAACAAAATGTTATTGTTGTTAAAAATGCAGAAATTGCTCCAGATTATACAAACACCGGTTCTTATATAGTTGAAAATAATAATAATTTATCAGAATATAATCTTACAAGTAATAGTTTTTATATTAGTGGCAATCAGGTTGCATCAATATATTTAAAGCCAGAAAATAGAGCACATGCACAATTGTCATTATCTGGAAATAATGGAATATATGCATCTACTGTATTTGATCTTACTGCAAAAACATATTCTATTAAAAATGGCTCTGCTGGATTAGTAGAAGCAGATGAAGGATGGTATAGATGCTATATTTCTGGAAACACAACAAACAATTCTAATTTTATAATTTCTTTGCATGATGGTATATCATCTACATATTATGGAACATCTTCCTTTGAATTAACAGGAGTAAAAAGTGTAGGTTTAAATGCTTGGGGTGCTCAAGTTGAGTTAGGGATAACACCAACTGAGTATATCAAAACATCTGGAACTAAAGTTGCATCAGAACCAATTTATATTGATGTATTGGGAAATATAGAAGATACAGCATTAAAGGGGATTGCGTTTGATGGTAAAAGTAATATTTTTGTTATAAATTCTTTAGAAAACAAAATAGTAATTTTTGACATAAACAAAAAAACAATTATAGATAATTTTTATGTAAATCCAAAAGGATTTAATTTTTACCCATCCACCCAAGAAAATATTTTAGATATTGATTACTTCTTAGGAATTTTATTAAATAAATCAGCACCAACTCTGATGGAGTATCATCCTTGGATAAGTGAAATGAAAGTAACCGGAGATTGGACTGGTTGGCGTTGGAATAACAAATATTTTCAAACTAATACATATACAAAACAAATAACTGGAGAATCAAGAAAACTTGATTTTTATGAAAAAAATCCATTTATTTTTTTCAAAATAAATGAAAATCATGATTTAGCAGAACAAATCAAATCTGTTTCATTTATTCCTTCCTTACGTGAAAGTTCTAATTTGTTTAATAACTTTTTAACATCAATCTTTGGAAAAGAATCACAAGATGATTTAGGTGTCATGTCTTATGAGAAAATTTCAAATTTTTTAAGAAATCAAAAAGATATAGATGTTTGCACAATAAATTCATTATACGATTTAGCAGAATCTATTGATTTAAATACAGATGATTATAGATTGAATTATCCATTATTAATTAAAAGATTAATGGATTTGGCAAGTATTAATAAAACTAAACTTTGGGGAACTTTTGACAAAACAACAAATAGTTTTATTGATTATGAAACAACAGGTAATTTAAATAGAGGAAATTTATTAAATTCAAATACATACGTTGTTTCGGCGGGAACACCAGTTGTATTAAAAATAAAATCTTTAAATAAATATAATTTAATTAACACCGGTGTTATTAATTCTCTTTCAACTTATAATATAAGTGTATTAGCTGATTTTATAAAACTTGAATCTGATTGGAAAAATTATTATGAATTTTTTGAATTTGTACCAAGTACCCCAAACTCCCAGTTAGAAGGAATAATAGATTGGAACAATTCAAATACATCATTAAATTATAATGTTTCATCTAATAAAATTTGGTCAGGCGATGAAGGTATGTTGGAAACATTATTTAATTACGAATTATACAGAGGATTAAATTTACTGGATAATGATTGAAACAGAGGTTTTACATCTAAATATTAACGTAAACAAATGGCACAAGAATCTTTTATAATTTCTCCAAGCGGCAATTGGCCAAATGAAGTTTATAATGTAAAAATGGATTTCGATATAATCGATCCTAATTTAGAAAATTTATTTGCAGAAAATAAATTTAAATATTTTAATGAACCAAGTAATGAAGTTGATAGTCAGTCAATTAAAAACACATATGAATTCATTAATTCTAATTATTCTTATGATAGTGCCTTACAGAGAACAGTTTTAAGTTTTAATGAAAATTCAAGATTTGTGTTTAATCTTTCTTCATTAAGACTAGACAACACTGGCGATTTTTTTAATTACTTTACTCTAGAGAAAAACATAGTTTCTGAAGATATAAACGAGTTAGAAGAAACAAATACAAGTGAAACAATAAATTTTTCTTATTTATTATATCCACATAAATTATTTTTAAGACCAATAAGTGCCAGAAAAATAAGTTCAAATAATTATGAGCTTGTAACATCTGCTGTTTTAGTAAGTTCTTGTAATTTTAATTTTTTATCATATGATGCTGAAAGACAAGCATTCAAAAAACATTATGAAAACAAATCAAACAAACAAAACTTTTTAAGTGTTCCTCAAAATGTAAATTTATATTATTCGATAAGTGGAAATGATCAATTTTCGAAAAAAAATGTTATATATTTTACACCAAAAACAAACACAACTTCTTATTATAATCCAATAAAATATAACACGGTATTGGGTAAAAATAACAGCTTCATAAGACCTGATACAATTATGGTTGCGTATGATGTTATGTTTTCTCCAAATGAATTGATCAATGGGGAAAATATTAGATTAGCGCATCTTTTCATGGAAGAATATGATAACAACAATGGATTTGGTAGTAGTTATATTCTAAAAAATAAAGATAAATCTAATTTAACTTTGCAATTAGTCCAAAGTACTGTAAACATTAATCTTCCGTTACAATCAACTCAAAACAGTATATTGAGTTGTGATATAAACACTACAACATCATCATTTAAATATTATAATTTCATAACATATGACAGAAGCGGTAACATAGTACCATTAGTTTCTGGTGTACCTGGATCTAATCTCTCATTAAGATACATTTGCAATAATCCATTTCTTTTAAACGATGCTGTACACAATACTGTAAATTCAATTTTAATTGATACAACAAACAAATCAGTTCAATCTTTAAGTTCTTTGATAGCCCCTGTTTCTGATTTTAATACAACTAAAACTAGTTGGTATACCGAATACCCACCACATTATTATTCTTATATATTATCATTTGATTCACCAGATTTAGGTTATGCTTTAAAATCAGAAACTAATAATTTAAATTTTTATTTGTCTTCTGCTATTACAGAATTAGACACTTTTTCTGCAAAGTTTTTAAACAAATTATGTGCAGATTATAACACCTTATCTTTAGATTTATCAACATATGCGGAAAAAGATGTTTTTAAATTAATTCCTATAAAAACAACAGTGGATGATGTATCTTACTTTTCAAGTTTATTATCAACATTTTCATGTTTTTATAGTCCAGATGACAAAACATATTATACATACAATTTACATGTTACACCATGGATTCCAGCAAATTCAGCTGGTAATTTTAAAATTTTGTATAATAACGAATTTGGAGAAATTGATTTAATACTAAGACCTTCTCTTAGTACATCCATAGGAAACACAATAGATTCTTTCAGTGTTGTTAAATTTAATTTTGCAAATGGATATAGACAACAACCGATTGGAAACATCTTTTTAAAAAGATTGAATGAAGAACAGAATTTTGTAGATTTAACTGTTAGTCATTTAAACAATATAAACATATACCCATATAAAGATTTAACAAACAGTTTAATTAATTGGAATTTTACACCAGAAGTAAACAATTGTTTTATAAGTGCTATAGATTCAAATAATAGATTTCTACAAAGAATAATTCCCAACAGTGCTGTTAAACTTGACAGTAGAACATCTACAGTAAGAGTATCTGGATATGGTCCTAATAATATAACTGTTTCTATATCATCTCAAAAGTATGATCAAATAACATACTATCAAACAGACGAAACTTTGTTTAATGTTTATTCTGATAAAAAATTCTCATTAGATTTATCAAAATCTATTTTAAATCTCCAAAATTCAAAATCTATTCAGTTATCAGCAGCAATAAACTTTAAAGGTGTAAAATATACATTACCAGCTACTTTACCAATATATTGGACATGGTCTTATGATAATTTAAATAATTCAAAAACAATACCAATAACTGCAAAATACATTAATAACAGAGATTATAAATTTGGTGAGAAAAATTTTGCATTTAACCTGAGTGCATTAAACTTAAACATTGGAAATTTAATAGATCCAAATAACGCCAACAACAAGGGAACACCTTTAAAACATTTAATTAGTGTTTATGCATATTCTAATGTAGTAAGTCCTCCAATATCTGGTGTTTATAATTTTATATACGAGTCAACACCAAGCATAAATGTTTTTAATACAGATTTTAGTGTGTTATACAATGTATTTCCAAACACAAACGAAATTTCAAACACTAGAAATGGACAATATGTTTTAACAAGACCAAATAGTGACACAAATTATTTTAAATTTTTTGCAAACACTGATGTTTTACCAAAAATTAAAGCAAAAAGTTTTTGTTGGAAAGCTGTTTCCGATAATGGTACTACAAAAACGTTATCATCTACAAAGTTTTCAGATATAGCTATTTTTACTTATGAAATAGTAAACCCGTCAATAAGAACAACAACAATAAGCTTATGTGCATTGGGTGCAACAGTTCCAAATTGGTCTGTTCCACAAAACACAGAAACTAAATTCACAATTTTCACAGAAGAATACAATGAATTTAATAAAAAATTAGAATTTATTGTCTTCCCTCCTTACACATGGGGTTTAAGTGGAATGTATCTTAAATTACTCGATGAATATAATTATACATTAGCACAGGGACCAACTGCATATAGAAACAAAAAATCGGAAACACAAGGTTTTTATATCTCTGCAACAAAAACAACCGGTATAGACAATTATAATGTTTATGTTGGCGCAGAAAAAACATACGCTGGTCAACTTTCATCTAAATTAGGATTTATAGAATTTCCATATAGGAGTGAGTTTTATCAAAAAACAGGACTCAAAATAAACATATTAGCAACAGGTCCAAAATACCCAGAATATAATGGGTTAACATATACAACAACTGTTCCATTTGATTTTGTTACAAGACAGTTTCCAATCACAGCAGCAACTGTTCCATATGGTTCAACTTTAAATAAAAATGTAACTGCTAAATTTACACAATCTCCTTATTTAAAACCATACGATACTATAAACGTGATGTTTAGTTCAGCATTAACTGGTATTGATTTGGATGAAAACAGAATATTAACGGTTGATCAATATTTTGTTGGTGATGGTGGTAAAGATTTGAGCGCACAACCAACTCAGCATTTACAAAGTATATTATCTGGTTTATATCTCATATACACACTTTCGTCTGCATATTGGAAAACATATCAATATGTACCAGCATTAAAGGGGACATATGATTTATTTATATTAAGTACCGGTGATCCAGCAGTTCCTTTAAATGTAACCAAATACAAGATGAATAATTTGAATTTGTCTGTTTCTGGTAATATGGCAATGTGGATTCCGCCACAAACATTTGATTTATATCCAACACAACCGTTAACAGCAAACTTAGTTGCTTTCTGGAAATTTAATGAATTATCGGGAACAAGATTTGATGCAACAGGAAATGGGTTTAACTTGAAGGTAACATCTTTACCGGAAGTTAGTTCTTTACCTTTGAGCGCAATTGGATTAATAGGTAATTCATTATCTGCTGTAAGCGGTGTTTACTTACAGACAAGCGGATTTGATTTTGGTGCAGATTGGACAATTTCATATTGGGAAAAATTAGAAATAGAACCAACTACTAGCAGAAGAAATAATTTCATAACAAAATCATCAGACGGTTCATCTGTCGATCCAATGAGTGGTATAACAATAAGCACCGCACCATTAATATTGTATGATAATTCACCAAAATATAACCAAGCTGTTATATATAATGGTCCATTTGTAACAAAAAACAAATGGAACCATGTTGTTTTTTCAGCAACAAATAAATTTTTAAGTGTTTACATAAACAATAAATTAATAGCAGATGAAATATTTTTATCTGATGCATTGATTGATTATATTAAAACATCAAATGGTTATCCTTTCCGAATTAACGGTCTTGATAAACCAGTTTCATTGGATGCTATGGGAATATGGTCAAGAGGTTTGAAATCAGCAGATGTTTATAATTTATACAATGCTGGTAGTGCAGTTGAACACCCATTTGATACAATTATTGAATTTTATAGTGGAGAAAGAGAACTCTGGAAATTATTAAACCAAACCGTTACAGCTGGACCAGTTTCTTTAGTAGCATATAGTACATCTGTAATGCCAGAAGTTTTTCTATCTACTTATTATGCAACTACTGGACAAACAATTTTTGTGCAATACGAAACACCGGAAAACACACAAAACATTTATATATCAACATATAAAACAAATTTTGGTGAAAATAGTGGAGTTTCGATATATTCGGATGCGTCATCAACTATTCAATATTCTTATACTACTCCAGGTGTTTACAATATTTCTTTTGAAGTAACGTATAATACAGGTCAAGTTAAAAATTTGTCATTAGAAGCACCAATAACAATATATCAAGAATGGCCAAAATATGATCAAAGAAAGATTAGATTACTTAATGACACAATTCTTTCATTCGGAAACGAATCAGAAAATACGTACAATTTAGAACAAATAAATATTCAGCCAAATGAATTTGGGGATGTTGACATATTCAATACTGCAATTGAAAGATTACATTCTAATTTTGAATATTTAAGATTTAATTCGCAAACAATTAAATCAACATCACCAACATTGTTTTACGGTTGGTTGGGATGCGAATCATCCAATACGGCTAGAGGAATTCAGTGGAACACTAGAGATTATGGTTTTTTAGAATGGAATAAACCAGATCTTGCAACATCAAATCCTACAAATAGTTTTAAAAATATAAAATCTATTTCAGAAGTAGATGGTCATTTTTTGGTAATAGATGGAACCAAGATAAGAGCATTTTCAGCTGGTAAGATTCCATTTGAATTGACTTTTGAAAATTGGAACGATGTTTCACCATTAATACCTAATCCTATTTCAATGGATTCATTTACTGATGATACTGGACATTATGTTTATGTGACAGATACATTAAGAAATAAAGTTTATAAATTTAATTTAGATTTGTCTTATGTGCCACAAATAAACATTCAACTTAATATAGGAAGTTTTGGATCAAAAGATGAGCCAAATAAATTTAATTCTCCAGTTGATATAACATACTCAAATGATTTTGTCTATGTTTTAGATTATGGTAATAAATGTGTAAAACAATTCACAAGTGATTTAAATTGGGCGCATACTTATTATACTGTTGATTTTGAAACATATCAACCGGAAAGTGTGGTTGTTCATCCAGATAAAAACATATCTTTTGTTTATGTCTTAACGAAAAATAACAGAATATACGTTTTTGACCAATTTTCATATGATTATTTCCAAGTTATAGAGTTGTATGAAACAAATGATAATTCGGAATTATTAAAAATATCTTTTGATGAAGTTGGTGATTTCATATATGTTCTTACAAAAAAAGGAATTTACAAGTATTCAGCAGCTGGAATTTTTGTTGGAAATGTTGATATACCAAGTTCAGCAAATTTAACATATACTGATATACAAAAATCAAACTTTAGATCTTTATTAATTTCCACACAAAACAGTATATTAAAAATACAAGATATTGTTGAGTTGTTTAGGGTTGGTGATGGTTTAGAACAAAATTTCTGGACACTAGACCAGTTAAAATTAAACAGGGAAGAATTCGCAGAAGATATTAATTATAATAGATCTTTATTAAGACTCGTTCAAAACATCAAAAACTATAGAGATATAATAGATTCTAAATTTGTGGTTGTAACTGAACAACTACCAGCTGGAATTGTTTCATATTTCACATTAACACCAATTTCAACTGAAGATAGACCAACTTTCTCTGATTACATAGAAGACGAAGATATTGGTATTGCTGTAAATGAGTTTCACATACCTCAAGTTTTAAACAGAGAATTTAAAAAAATATACGATGCATTGGATTTATTAAGAGACTACTTAACAGTTTCTGACGTTAGAGTACAATCTGGAATCAACAAAGGATGTTTTTCTCCGTTCTGTTGGTCATGGAAAGCAATGTCTTGTTACAATTTAAGTTTACCGGTTATAAGAATATGCAATATCAACCCGATAACCTATTCGGAATTAGAAGAAAATTTTCCAATAAAATATGCAACAACAACACTTTGGGGGGCGGCATCTAGTCAATGTTGTGATGATTTTAACGCAACAATAAATCCTCTTTATAAAACGTAATATTGTATTAAATATTAATAAAGAATAAATATTTCAATAATGAACAGGTTCCATTCAAAATTTCACAGAAAAAATCATCACACGAATGTTGACGTGAACAACCCAGATGCTGGACACGATCCAATTGCAAGCCCAACCGCACCATTTCAAGGAAGTTTTTTCTTAAATGGTTCTTTGAGTGCAAGTGGTTCTATTACAATGTCAGCATTTCATGTTTTGAGTGGTTCTTTTGTTGGTTCTGCAACACTTGGAACTGGTGGTACGGCATCAGTAAAAACCGCAACACCAACGTTAACCCAAGATTCTCTCATCTTCTTGTCTCATCAAGCTATATTTGGTACAGTTGGATACCTATATATATCTTCTAAAAATTTAATAACTAATACTTTCACAATACAATCAACTCAAACTGCCGACAGAAGTACGGTAGCATGGCTTATTGTTGAACCCAAATAATAAATATAAAAAATGGCTGAAATCAGAACAAGATTAATAGTAGAACTACCAGTTGCACAAGTATACAATGGAAGTGAAATATTTCCAATACAACAAGATGGTGTTACTAGAAAAACAAATTCACAAGATATTATTGATTATACCAAAATACAGGATTATGCAACTTGGGTTTATGGTGCTTCTTCTAATTTATTAACAAAATCATTAACTTCTGGTTACATAACCATGATAGTTAATCCGGAAAACAACAACGACAAACCAGAATTTTTTATAGGAGAATCTTCGTTTAGTGAAAATTTAGCTTTAACGGGATTGAGTGGATTTAAATTTTCGTATGATGAAATAAAAGATAATTTTGTTTTTGTTAGAAGCATATCTAGTATATCAGCAATACGAGTATTAACAGCATATTACATAGATCAAAATGCATACACGTATATAAACAATCTTTCTACTAGTAATACATTAAGTGCTAGAAATATTTTTACAACAAATAATATAACAATATCGTCTTTTAATGGAGATGGTGCGTTGTTTATAGTCCAAAATGGAAATGGCTATGCTTTAAAAATTTCAGATGAACATAATGATTCTAGTCCATTTGTGGTGGATTCATTTGGAAATGTTTCAATTAAAACAAATGATGTCAGAGCAGATTTGACTTTATCTGGAAATGTTAGTGCTAGTGGAGCATTAACAGCTAGTAATGTTTTTGTTTTAGATGGTGTTGGTGTAAGAACTAGTACACCAAATGAAGTATTAACGGTTAATGGAAATATTTCATCTAATAGTGTAATATATGATAAAACCGGTAATTCTATTGACTGGAATAGTGTTTATTCTACTTGGAACACAACCAGTTCTTTTGAATTAGCAGCAAGAACAGTTGTTAGAAACACTAGTGCGAATTGGCAATCGGTCTATTCTCATTGGAATTCTACCAGCGCATTTGAATTAAGAGCCAGAACTTTTGTTGGAAACAACAGTGCTGATATTTTAGCTATACCAACAACATATTTAAAATCAGATGGTGGTCTTATAACAAACAATTTAAATATTAGTGGATCAGTAGAAATAGCAAGTAACTTGGTTTTAAGGGGATCATTAACTGCATATGGTCCAATTGTTAATGTTAACCCCACATTAATTCAACAGAGTGCTACTAGTTTAACTATTGATACTAGTGCAACCATTGGTCAAAAATTAGTGGTTGGAAATGAATTAATTACACGTAATTTGTTTGTTACAAACAATACTGTTGTTACAGGAACAATAGTTTCTAATACATCAATAACAGCACCGGTTATATATGGTGGATCTGGAAATAGTAATAACTGGAACACCGCATCAACAGAAGTACTTAATAATGGTAATAATTGGAATTCCGCATATTCAAATTGGAATTCTGTAAGCACATTTGATTTAGGAGCAAGAACTTTTGTTGGAAACAATAGTGCAAACATATTACAAGGAACTTCTACTTGGAATAATGTAAGTGCATTCCATCTTGAATCAAGAACTTTTGTTGGAAATAATAGTGCAAACATAAGAAGTGTTTATTCTAATGTAAACTCAAATTCTGCTGCATGGGAAAATATAGATATAGTTTATCCAGATTGGGTTACACATGGAAACATTTTAAAATCAGCTGCAACATTTACTGGAAATAACAGCGCAAACCAATTAAGCATTTTTTCTACAACAAGAACAAATTCTGCTAATTGGGGAACTGGTGGATCAGCTGGAACAATATATTCGATAAATTCTGGTACATATTTAACAAATCTATCCGGTGATGCTAGATATGTTAGAATAAACAATTTTCCATCTTTGGAGTATGTGCCATTATCAGGTGGAACAATGACTGGACCTTTAACAGTAAATGACGTAATTTATATAAATTATGCGGGAAGAACTGGAAATAGTACAGAATGGGATGATGCATCAGATTATTTCAGTTTGTGTGCGCAGAGGTTAAGTGAAGGTGTCACGTTTATATTTGTAAATAGTGGTAACTTAATTCCAACTAGGATAAGAGAATTAAGCTCAAATTGGAATAGCGTATTCAGTACTGTTTGTGCAACAAGTGCTTCTGCGAGAGGAACAGTAAATTTAACAACTGGTCAAACCACAGTTAATGTTGACAAATATAGAGTTGGTGCATTAGATGTGTTTTTGAATGGTGTAAAACTTGTAAACGGGACAGATTTTACAGCAACAAACGGAAGCACAATAGTATTAGCAGAAGCAGCTAAAAATAATAGTTATGTATTAGATTATGTATCATATGGTGTATTCAATGTTCCAAATGCTGTATTAAAAACAGGAGATACCATGTCTGGAACTTTAACAGTCCCAGAACTTATTGTTACAAACAAACAAGTTGATGCAAATATAACAGGTAACACAAGTGGTGTTCATGTTGGAAACGTAAACGGTTTCGGAAACAATTTTGTTAGAACTGGTAGTTTATCTTCATTTTATTTAAAAGTTAGTGGTGGTGCATTTATTGACATTCCATCAGCAGGGACTTTAGATGCAATAAAAATATCAAATGCTGGAACCGGAAATTCTATTTATATTGAAGATGCAGCAAATGACACAACACCAACAGTAGTTGATAATGCGGGTAGAATTATAAACGGATATGTTAGTGCATATTCTGTTGCAAATGCTGGAACTAATTTTGAACATCTTCAAGTTACCGTTGGTGGCTATTCACCGTTAGTGCTTGGAACATACAGTAATAATGCTGCACATTCGCCAGATTTAAGATTTTTAAAATCAAGAGGTGCAGTAGTTGAAAATAATACAATTGTGGCAAATGGTGATAATCTCGGCGCAATACGTTGGTATGGATCCGATGGAGTTGATTCAAATAATGAAAGTGCCGCAATAATAGCACAGGTTGATGACGTTCCTGCTGTTGATAGTATACCATCCAGACTTTTATTTACAACAACACCAGCAGCTGGAACAGCACCAACTGAAAAGATGAGAATAACCGACGATGGTAAAGTCGGAATTGGATCAACTGCACCAACAGAAAAACTACACGTTGTAGGAAATACAAGAATAACAAGCGGAAGTCTTTCTGTTAGCGGAAATATTTCTGGTCAAGTTTTCTATGGTGACGGATCTGGTTTAACAAACATAGACGGAGATAAGGCATTTTTAAGATTTCCAGAGTTTGATAATTATGTTGGTAATGGATCTCTGTACAGAACAACATCGTTTATATCTAAAACAAACAAGTTGTGGGTTGCTGGATATTGTGAAGGTGGTACGAGACTAGGATTGGGTGATGTAAATTACGCGGATCAAGGTTATCATCAAGTTATAGCCATTGGTTTATTACCTGGTGAATTTATCGTTAAACATTATTTCCAAAGATATTCTCAGTATTTATTAACTAACTTGGGAAATTTATATTCTACTGGATATAATGCTTATGGTCAATTAGGATTAGGTGATACATCGAATAGAAATATATTTGAAAGAATAACCGGAGTTACAAACGTAACACATTTTTCTTGTGAAAATGGAAATGATGGTGCGGCATTTTGTACCGCTGTTTCTGATGGAAAATTGTATGCATGGGGATACAATGGGCAGTATAGATTTGGAACAAATGATAATCTCCAAAGAAACGCACCACAATTAATTACTCTTGGATCAATCGCATCAAAAACAATAGTTAAAGCATATGCAATTGGAGACACATATACAAGTTATGGATATATTGCAGCAATAGATAGCAATAAAAATATACATTTTTGTGGTTCGAATGGAGGAGGACAATTTGGACTTGCTACTGGGGATTATACTACAAGAACTACATTTGTACAACATCCAACAATGTTAGTTGAAAAATATTTAGCTGGTATGTATAACTCATCTGCTGCTGCATTTATATTGTCGCCAAATGGTAAATTTTATACCGCTGGTTACAACTCATATGGTCAATTGGGAAATGGTACAACTGGTGGATACAGAACAACATTTGAAGAAGTTGTTTTTACTGGTAGAACTGTTAAAGATTTTGCAGTAAATGATTATCATGGAGGATCTGTTGCAGTAATATTGGACAATAATACAGTTAGAACGTTTGGATATAACAACCAAGGACAACTTGGTAATGGCAATACAAATAATACAGGTATACCACAAAATCCAGGATTATCGAATATAGTAAAAGTGCTAGGGTGTGATAATGCATATGCATTTTTCGTGGCATTAGATTCATTCGGTGATCTATATGTTAGCGGATATAGTGGATACGGTCAAAAGGGAATAGGAACAACCGCTCAAAACAACAGTTTTTCAAAAGTAATTAAGCCAGCTGATTTAAAATTTGTTGATTTTACATGTTGGGGGTGGTACTCCGGAACCGGATGGACCGCAGCAGATCAGTATGGAGATCTTTGGTCGTGTGGATATAATGGACAATGGACCACAGCCAAAAGACACGTTAATAATAGTACTTCATACGTAGTAACCAGATGCAATGTTAATATTTAAAATGTTTGTATTCTAAATAAAAAAACTAAATATTAATTGTGGCATCTCAAAATGTATTCATATCTTTAGTAAGTTCTACTAGTGGAATTCAATTCGTACCAAGAGTAATTGGTGATGAATATGATAACGTAATACTTTTTGCACAAAACACATTAACACTTGAAGCAACATCAGTAGTTTTATCGGTCGATTACTTTAGTCAAACGACTATTGATACGTTTGCTCCATTCACATTATTATTAAACCCAGCTACTCTTGAAACAGATTCTAAAGTTTATAAAATAGAATATGATTTTGGTAATGGAAACGTTCACACTCAAAATTTTTATTATGGTTTAACATCAGAAAAAACATATAGTTTACCATATTCATCTGATCCAGGAGATGTTAGAAACTATCCAATAGAAGAAACTTTTTATTTAGATGCGCCAGAAAGAAGATTGTTTGTTGTTGAAATAAGAATATATCAAATTGGAGTTAAAGAATATGAAAGATATTATGTAAATCTTTTTTTAAATCCTCCATCCTTGGATGGTGAAATTAATAACTATTTTAAAGACTTACATTTAATATCAACAAGAATGTTTGATGTTGATGATAAAGTTTTTTATAACTTTGAAAGTCAAAGTCCTAATTTTATTTTACCAGCACTGATAAGATGGGAAAGAAATATTGCAACACAGACCACATCCCAAGAAACAGAAACCAGACCATATAAATTACTACAACCTTTTGAAAAAGAAAACGTAACACAAATAGAAACAAAATTCCCAATATCATTTGTTCAACCAATAACAGCGAATTCAAGTATAATGGATATTGGAATGTAATTATTTTTATGAGTTTATATAATGAATCTGAAACATTTGGAGAGCTTTGGTTAAGAAATCCAAACGGATTTACACAAAGTGCCAATAAAACACTTTCTTCCATTTATTTAAAATATTCTGAAATACCAAAATTGTATGATAATCTGATCAAAAACGAAATAACCCGATTTGATGTTTTTTATGATTGTATATTTATTGAAACTTTAAATGGTTGTTTTTTTGAAAAAATATTTATAGGGGAAGATAATTCTTTTCAATCATTTACAAGAAATTATTTTTTTAATGAAAGAAAAACAACACAAATTGATTATTGGTTTAATGAAAAAGATCGAAAAGTATTTTTTACCGATATTGAATTTTTAAGTATAGAAAACAAATCTTTGAAATTTTTACTTAATTTAAAAGAATTTGATTGTAATTCCGGAATAACAGAACAAAGAGTAAGAGAAGTTATTGAATTATACTTTATAAACCCAGAATCTTGGTTTAATTTTACACCAACCATAGAGACTCCTAAAATATGTTATAACCCAACCACATCCAACTATAACATATCTTTTATTTTTAGGAGTAAATTAAAACAATTCGCTTTGATTAGTCTAATGATAAGCAAAAAAAGAAATTATGAAATATCAAAAATCGATGGCATAGTTCCTTTTTTAACATTGGATATTCAAAACTCAAGACATTATTCCTTACTTTAAAATAAATATATAGTAAACAATGTCTAATATTAACTTCCATAAAGTATCTGAGATTTATTGGAATCCGGTAAAATTTAATTTAGCGGCTAGTGATTTCAATATAAAATACACTCCTCTTATATTTGATAATGGAATTAGATTTAATTTACACGAATGTTTATATAGTTGCAATGACATAACTTTAAATAAAAAAACTGGATTATTTTTAACAGATTTATATAAACAAAACGAATTTTTAGAAAAAAATAAAAATTATGGAGAAAATCAAAATCTTAGTAGAATAGTCACACCAATAGCTGATTTAAATTCGAAAATTTTAACAAATAAAAAAATTGAAAATGAAGCATGGAATAGATTATTACCAACTGAAAGATCAAATTTTACAGTAGAAGATAATTTTATTTTTGATTTCAAAGATGATTATGTGATGGTTCAGTTTCAAAAAAACAAAGAGTATTTAACTTGGTTACAAGGAACAGGGCAAGGAAATTTAATATTCTTTCCAAGAATATATCCAACCATAGATAGACAAAAATTTTCTTATTTGTTAGGTGAGGAAACTTTAATATTGTTTCAATATGATCCATTTTTAAAAGAAATAGTTTTAACTGATGAAATGTTGATAGTTAATCAAGTATTTGGTACAATGGCATATGGTCTTAGCTCATTTCCACCATTTTTTAAAGAAATGGATTTTCCCAAATCATCTGTTTTTAAATTAATAACTTACAAAAAACCAATTTCTAATAATACTGATATTAAAGATAGTTTTTTGGCAAAATATCAAACAAACCCATTAGACAAAAAAACTGAATTGGAAATATTACCAGAATATAAAAAAATGGATTATGCTCAAAACTATTTAGGTATATTTCCATACGAATATCCGGTAATAAACGACAACGTTGCTAACTATCCAGTTTACGTACATGGTCTTAAAAATTATCAAACACCAGAATACAATTATTCTTTTTATGCTAAAAATTCAGAAGTTGAAAATGAAAAATATGGCGTCAGAAGAAGATATGATAAAATATTCAGCGGAACAAACCAATTAAATGGATTAGAGCAAATATTTTTAGGGTTTCATTCTAATACATTAAAGATGGATTTTGAAACAGACGTGGACACAGCATTTCATTTTGCACCAACCGCACCAAGACAAAGAATACAAGAATCAAACTTATTAGAAGATGGTGCATTGGCAGGAGAAACACCATATATATCCGACAGATTATTTTTCAAACTCGAAGATTATTCTCAAAAAATATTGGATGCACCGCAACCACCATCTATAAAAAACGAGTTTAAAGATATAACAAACAACACATGGTTATGTTCTTGGTTGTGCTTGAGTTCAAACGGAGAAAGAGTCTGGTTAGATAGATATTATAATTCTGCTTATTACACAGTAAACCAAGCATTAACATCTAAAGTTTATTCATATCACCAAAAAATAGAACCAAATTTATATTATGTATATGATGTTCCGTCTCAACTTTATTTAGAACCTGGTGCATTATATAGATTTTTTCATGTTGGTAAAAAAACCAGACAGAGTTATTTAAATTATGTAGATAATGCATCAAACGATGATCATTTACCAGAAGGTGCAAAAATAATACATGTTAAATCTTGGGATAGTGACCCGGTTTTAGATTCTTCAAAGTATAAAAATGATGGAATTTTATATTTCAATAAACCAGAAAATTTAAAAGGAGAATATATCGAGTTGGATGGAACAAACCACGTGTTGTTTCCTGCTAAATCAATTTTATTGGAACAAACAAAATTAACTGTTGCAATGTGGGTAAATGTTGATGATTGGAATTCAATAAACGGCAATCAAATATTTGGAAATTACTTCAATAGTGGATTTGGTCTTATTAATGAATCATCTTTAACAACACCTATTATTAGTTTAATAAATAGAAATACAAACAAATACCATAACATAAATTATAGGTTTGGCCGAATTAGTAGTTTTGAAGTTTCGGTAAAAAACGAATTTTCAAACAATGAAATCATTAAGAGATTGTCAGATTACAGTTTTTGGGTTTTTGATACCGGAAATAAAACTGCTAAAAAAATAAGCATAGATGATCAAGTTTTGGTTTCTCTTAAAATAGAATATGTCAACAATATTTCTCAAGTTGAAATTGATAGCAATGAAAATGTTTATGTGTATGACAATGTTAATAAAAAATATGTAGTATATAACACATATGGTGTTTACATTGACGACAATAACTTGCCATTAAACACAAACCAAATACAAATAGATTTAAATGATAACGTGATACCAGTATATGGTACATTATCAACAGTAGATAATAACAACACCGTTTGGCAGATTATAGGTGGAAATTTATATAAATGTGCAGACCCATTAAACATAGCATCAAGTCAAATTTTTGCAAACATAGGTGCAGTTCAAGATATCATATGTGATGCTGATAACAACCTATGGATTTCACACGATCAAGATTCTATATCAAAAATAGACTTAGTAAAAGAAAAAATTGTAATGACATTTAGAATAGGTAAATCGTCATCTTTACCAGTTAATAGATGTTTAGATAATACTGCAAAGAAAAGATACCTTGGCTTTATAAGAGTTCCTATCGATTCAAATACATTCAAATGTGGTGAACAATCAAAAACAGAAGATAGGTTGATATTAATCGATGTAGATGAAAACATATTATATCAAATAGATTCAAATGGAAACTTGCTAATAAGATTAGATTTAATATCGTTAACTAACGATGAACAATGCACAATTGGGGCATTCGGTGATTTTACTGGATATGATTATATTAGAAAATATAAATTGTCCACAAAGAAATTAAGTTGGAAATTAAAAATAGCAGATGTTAACAATAAAAAAGCACAACTATTAAGTTTAAATTACACAATTTCTTCATTAACTCCAGGATGGCATCATTTCGCATTATCTTTTGATTCTACTGAAGGATTAGTTTCATCATATTTAGATGGTTTTGAAATTCAAAAAATAACTTTCACACCAAAAGAATATCAACTTTATTATGATTACAGAACCTCTTTATTGTTAGGTGTTCAAAATATTAAAAATACAAACTTAAACGATATCATACAAATAAACGATGGATATAAATTTATCGGCAGAGTATCAGATCTAAGATTTTATGCAAAAGGATTACCAAAAAGTGTAATTGAACAAATATATCTTTCTTCTGATTATGGTTCAAAAGATAAAAAAATGTTATGGAACATGGCTGTGGGTAAAAGATCATACATAGAAGATATTAAAAACTGGTACAAGATGCAACTTCCGGGAAGCAAGAGTAAATACTATAACATTAACATATACAATCTAAATGTTAGTAGTGAAATTAAAATGATAATAGAAGATTCTATAAAAAATAATTTAAATAAAGTAGCACCAGCACAGGCTAACTTGTATAAAATAAATTGGAAATAAAATGAGTATTCAATTTGAAAAAACAGATAAAACGTGTAACAACATCTATCTTATAGATGAAAGATTATGTCTTTCTGATTCTTTTAATATATTAAATTTTAATTTTAATACATTATCGGCAAATACTGACATTTTAATGGATTTTTCAAATCAATTTAATAGTCTTTACACATATTTTGCACAAAATAGCGCAGATTGGAGTTTAGGTTCTGCTAATACACTTGGTAGAAAATCTGAATACAATAGTATGTATTCTTGTGTTACATCAACTAGTGCCAAATGGATTAAAGAGTTTTCTGTGATTTATCCTTATATTTTAGAAATTAACGATTATTATTCAAACATTGTTTCATATAAACAAACCATCAAAGATTGGTTACTTTTAAATTTTTCGCCACAAAATTATTGTCTTTCACAAGAAGTAATGGTTTATATAAATTTATATCAAATAGATACATTCACTTTTTCTTTTTCTGGAAAATATGAAGAAAAATGTTTACCAGTAGTGCAACCAAAACAAATATGTTGTTCTGGTAATCAATGTGGTAATTTACATCGAGGGTGTAATTTAAATGAAGGTGGTAGACACTTTTGTATTAATGCTTATAGTAGATGTGCTACAAATATCACCACGTCTTGCTCAACTGGGTCATGTCCAAGTACCGGAAGTAAATTATTAAAACTATTACAAGTTAGTAATACATATAATGATACATATACGGCAAGATGTTTTAAATTTAAGTATAAAAAAGAATCAGAAGGAGATTGGACATTACAAATATGACAAACACAATTTTTCAAATAACAACTTCGGATTCAATTGGCAATACTCTTTCCGCTATAAATCAAAATTATGAAAATTTAGATGTAATCTTAACGAACATACAAACAAGTGCGATCAATTATTGGCTACCAATGGCAGCATTATATGAAGCAAAAAAACAAGAATGGAAAGAATCATCAAGAGAAATTAAAGTTAGTTATCCAACTTGGGCAGAAGCTACTACTGTTTTTGAAGAAAGTAGTTCAAAATGGTTAACACCATTAACAGTTTGGTATCCTTGTATTTTTGAAAATAGACTAGTAGAACAAAATCCATCGGAAGCACAATCAAGAATATTAAGTTGGATAAATTTAAATTATCCAATTTTATCTAAAGTCGGTAAACCAAATTATATAGAAACACAGCAAATGATAGTTTATAGTTTAAATTATTCACAAGATACACCAACAAAAGAAACATTAGAATTAATGGATGCTACAATGTGTTCAACAGCAGACCAAAAAATATGTGTACATTGTTCCAAATGCTATCACAGTGGAAGCGTTACTTGTCATAATGGTGGATTCACTTGTGGTGGATGTGTCAACTGTTCAGTTTGTGAAGACATAGACTGTTATTTTGATAATAATTTACCACAAAAATCTTCATCTATAGCAGCAAGTATAACAATTGAATATCAAAACAAATACGAGCAACCCGAGATGAATGCTTTTGTCTTTAAAGTTAACAACTGTGAATGGCAGTTTCAAGAAATATTAGCAGGAATATAATATGAGTGAAAGAAATTTAACATATCAAATTTTGAACCAAGAGTGTGTTGGTGATTCTTTGGGTAAACACAATTTTAACTTCTTATCTTTAGATTCTGCTTTATGTAATTTGTCATCTTTGTTTTTGACAACAACAAATGAAAACACACCATTGTTTTCTGTTTTTTATGATTTATCTTCTAATAAGAAAATATTTGATGATAATCTGAAACAAATGTTAAACCCATTATCATTTGAAAGAGCATACAATGGAATATCATTATTGAGTTCCTATTGGATGAACCAAGAATTAACAGTTTCATACGAATTTAATAAATCAAATGTAGGTAATCAACTAGAAGATGTTTTTATAAAAATAAACACACCCACTTTTATTTCAGAATTAACATCAAGAGGTTTGGATTATATTGAAGATAATTATCCTGCAATTAATTTCAATGAAAACGCAAAAATTAATTTATTAACACCAATTTATGAAAATGACGGATCTATTATTAAAACATTTGGATATGATGTTTTAACAAATTCAGTAGTTGTTAAACTGACATCTGAAACATTACCGATATATGAAAACATTCAATCATCAATACCAAATGAAGAGTATAGAAAAATATATGGTTACTTCTTTAAAAAAGATAGTAATTTTGGGATTGTTCCATTAATAAGATATCAAAATAGAAATAACAACTGGACTTTTATGAATATTTTAAGTACAAAATGTCCAGACGTTTTAGTACCAACAGTTGTTCAATCCACCATTATACAAAATTACAATACAGTAAATACACAAACTACACAAAATGCAATAGGGGAATGTTCACCCATACTATTCAACCAATGGTACAATAGAGATGTTTATGGTTATGCGATAGCATCATGTAATGGAACAACGAATAAATATGGAACATTATCTGTTATTTTTGAAAAATCTCCAACAGAATCATTGGTATATACATGGAAAGCAACTAGTAACAATGCTGATGATACATATTTGGAATGGAATGCTGATAATATCACAGCATCAAATGGTTATCCAACACCAAAAACAACAGCAAAAACTTGGCCAATGCCATACAAAAATATTAAAAATGTTAGATTTATGTTTACTAAAGATACAAACGCTCTATCATATTCGGCTTGTGCATCTAAAAAATTATTTGCAAATTAATATTTTTTAATAAATAAAGTATAAATGAAAAATCCAAATCTAAAATGTAGATATTCAAAAGGTCTTGGTGATTTAATAGCATGTACATTACATAGTAAATTATTCTCTTGGTTTACTTTTTTATTAACTGGTAAAAAAGAACCATGTCAAGCTTGTTCACAAAGAATAAATGCACTTAACGTATTGTTTCCAATTCCATTTTGGAGACTTTATTTTAAAAACCTTAAACAATTAATGTCTTCTTTATCAAACGATTTAATAAAGGCTGGATATAGAGTAGAAGTGTCTGATGGTGGATATACTTTAAATTCTTTTAAACAAGAAGAATCAACACCAAAAAATGAAAATCAAAAACAAAACAAAGAAAAAAAATTGATCAGTACCAATAATATGGAATTAGATGGATATTTGATTAGAACTGAAATATATAAAATATGAACATAGAAATAATTAAAACATCCAATTTAGATTCTTCCTTAGATTCTGTTAGAATTTTTGGAATCATTTTAAATAAAACTAATTCCATAATTAGAATGTTACATTGGTTTGTTACAGACTATAATGCACATGAAATATTAGGTGAATTATATTCAGATTTAAATGATTTATTTGATGCTTTACAAGAAGAAATAATAGGAACTTCTAAAAAATGCAATGTGGTATTTCCAAAATTTAATATCACAATAAATCAATTAGAAAACATTGATCAATACAATGACAACGAAAACATGATTGATGTTTATTATAATTTATCAGATAACATTAAATGTTTATTGACTTCTTTAGAGTTTAATGATTACACCACTAAAGTTAAATCAGGAATTAACAACACAAAAGAAGAAATTATATCAAGGTTAAATAAAACAGATTATTTATTATCTATGTTGGAATTAAAATAATCTATATTCCGCACCTAAATAATTCTCCATATCCAATCTTTCTCTATTTGATAATGCTCTGTCAAATATGAATATTTCGGCAATGTAGCACTTTGTTGGGAACTGACCACCACCATAGGACCCAACCCACAATCCACCGGTTTGGTTTTCACCAGCAGTTGCATATAAAGGTTTATCTAAATATTTGTTTATATCAACAGAACCAAGATAATATTGTTTGTTTACATAAGAAGTTGCAGAAGGTTGGTCAAATATAAATTCAAAAACCTTGAATCCTTCGTTTGAATTTTCTAAGTCCAATCTGGAATCTCTGCTGTTATCAAAAACAATTGGTGTACCACTAATTAACGGTGCAGTTGAATCAAAAAACGGTGCGCCAAATCCAAATGCATTTTTATTATTTTTTTGGAAAAATGCAAATGTTTGATTATCAAAATATTGAGTTGTAAAATTTTGGTTTTCAGATGATAAAGATATAGCCAACATTGGCTGATAGTTGTCATTTGAAAATGTTGTATTGGTATTTAAAAATTTACCGACAATATAAACTGATAATTCTTTACTCTCAATCAAATTAAACATTGTATAAAGACATGCAGTTCCATCAAAATACAATGCCGGTTTTCCATTTATTACGTTTGCAGAAAGTATTGGTGCTGTTGTTGTACGTGAAAAATTTGAACTTAACGTCGCAGAGAAACTAAGCAAATTTTTTCCGTTTCCACTTTTATCAAGCCAAGTGTTTACCACACCATTGTAATCTGTTAATGAACCATTTGAAGACAATGTACCGTTTGTTGATTTATACCAAACTAATAAATTTTCAAACGAAGATGGTATAATTTGTTTGTATAAACCGTAATCATTTCCAAAAATATCGGTTCTCCATTTATTTAATTGTCCAGAATCTACCAACAATAAATTTTTTCTTTCTTCGTATGATAATGGCAATACTTCTTTTCTAAATGTTAAAGGATACTTTTCTGGTTCATTCCAAGTTGCTGGAATTGGTGGGGACCAAAATTGGAAAATGTCGTTTTGTCTGCTAACACCATATCTGTTTTCATTTTCAGATTCATATGTTGTTTGATATGGTGTAAATTTTTGATTTTCTTTTGTTTCAACTATAACACCCGAACGTTCATTTCTACCATAAGGCTCATATATCCAACTATTATCAATATTTTCAATTTTAACTGGTGTTATTTGGTCTTTTTTTGTTAATCCTCTTTGACGTGAACCATACTTTCCAATATCACTGAACATTCTTTCAGCACTCATTGCATCTATGTTAGTGAGAGAATCGTTGTCTATTTTTATATCATATCCACGACCTCTATATGTACTGACACCTAAGTTTTCTGGTATCATATAATCACCAATTTCTTTTGTTGTATAAGATTTTGATGGGAACGATACAGTTGCAACAGTTGGATATTGAGTATTCAACATGTTGAAATAAGGTTCTGCTGGATTTATTTCAATTGCAGTATTATATGTTACAAAACTTTCTGCGCATCTTTTTACTTTAAACAAATCTTGGGTATATGTAAATTGATTTCTAGCATAATAATTATAAAATGCAGGATTGAAAGATGAATAGCTTTCTAATATAATATCACTTGGATCATTTAAAGGTTCACCAATTACATCTAATTTATTTCTATTAACTAATTTTTGTATATTTGAATATTCTTTTGATATTTTTATTTTTTTCCATGTATTAGATTCTAATAAAACATTAAATGTTAATGGTTGTGTCCAGTTTAAATTTTTATTTAATAATCTTTTATATCTTAAAAAGTCACCAGTACCCAATACCATATCACTTACATCTGCTTGATAAACTGGAACATATTCATCTAAGTAATGAACGTTACCACCGGATTTTGAAGTTTCTTTTACGAAATTTTTTTCAAGATTTATATCAGTATAAACTTTAGCCCAATATGGTTTTGCTCCATAATCTGGGCCAACCGCAGTTAAAGAAAAATAACTATTATCATAGTCCCAACCATCTAACTTTACGTTTATTGTAAAACTTATAGAAGGTGTCGAAAATATAATATTGTCAGTTACTGAAGTATAATTAACATTGTCTCGGTGCACATAAATCAAATAATCACCGGGTGTTAATATCATGTCTGATGCCTCATTGGTTGATACCCAAGCACCATCGGCATTTCTAATTGCTTTATTCCAAGATGGTTTTATTGGTGTTTGATTACCAAGTCTATAACTTATGTATTCAGAAAATTTTTGTTTATTTCCATCTAAATTAAAAAGATATTTTTGAAGGTTAAAATAACATGAATTGTTACTTGCAAGTTGATATGCTATTCCTTCTTCCTGTATTTTAACACCAACATCAGCTACAAATATTTTAACACCATTTTGTTTAAGTTTTTCTGCTTGTGGTAAACCAAGACCAATGTTAATAGATTCAATACCATTGGTGAAAATTATTATTTTTTTATCTCCATTTAAAAATGGAACATTGGTATATTTTGATTTGAGAAGAGGATTTCCTATTATAAAATTTAAATTGGAACAAAGATCTTTTAAATTTGTTGTTGCGTTTACTTCAGTATTTGTATATAAAATATATTCTGCTACTTGTAATGCATCTAATATGTTAGTTTTATAGTATTCCGGCTCATCAGAAACACCAATTGCACTAATATATAAATCTAATAAATATTGATCAGTTGTTAAAAAAGATATGATACTAGAATATGTTCCAAATGTTACAACAGAAACTTTAGCAACTTTATTTTTATCATTTAATATTCTCTTAGTTAAGTCTGAAACTATTGTTTTTACATCATCTATATCAAATTTTTGAGTGTGGCTTGTATCCACCAATACTACTAAATCTAAATTATTTTGTAAATTTAAATATCCGGTTATTTGTTTATATGGATATTTTACAATTAGATAAGGCGAAGGATTTGTTGCAGATTTATTTTTTCTAAAGGATGATCTACAATAGGTGTATCTTCTACCTGTTTTAAGTATAAATGGTTTTTCGTTTGGAGTTTTCCAAGTACCTTCTCCCCAGCCAATAGGAGAATCATTTGCACTATCTGATAATTTAAAAAATCCAAACTGTGGACTTTTTTCATAATTTAAATTTCTAGTGTCTGACCAAGTGTTTATTGCAAAATCAACACCAGCACCGTCTGGATCAGCAAATAAAAAGTCAGTTGATGCATTATAATCTATAAACTTGTTACCTTTATGTCCTATTGGTGAAAAATTTACAGACTTACATGTACATTCCGACCAATGGTTTTTGAAAAATAAAGGATTTGGATTTCTATAATCTTGATCAGCATAGTAGTCATGTTTATTTTTACCATACAAACAATTTGAACTATGCTCTACGTATTTAAAAACTTCATCAGCTGGAGTGTCAACATCACACCAAACAAATGATATTTTTTCAGATGGATTTGCCTTGAAAGTTAAACTAGGTTGAATCACACCTTCATTGTAAACTGAGCATTTTACGGCCGATGTATTATAAATGTTTATTGATTTATAATTTAAATCTAAATTATTTATTGATTGACCACCAAGCCAAGCTGCTTCAATTGGTTCATCTGTATCATTACTAAGTTTATAAATTATATCAGCATCATCAAAACTAATACCAGCGGTCGCGCCTATCATTTCTTTTGCAGTGTCTATTTCTCCTAGTATAACAGGTAAACATGTATCACTTTTTAATGATATTGAAACTGGTAAGTCGCTTTTATTATCAAATGTTTGTATTGGCCATTGGATGTTTATCAGTCCTTGTTTTATGACCAAATCAGTTTCATTAAATTTAAACAGAAATGATTCATCCAATGGTCCATTAGTATCGTCAGTGTATGTATTTGGTAATTGATTTACTTTATATTTGCTTGTTAAACAGTCTGATTCATCTGGATATTTTCCAGCATAAGCACCCGCATCAACTAAACTAGTTTGATTTAAATAAATTATGTGAGAACCTGAATTTGGTAAATTGCTAGTAAAATATGCTTCTAAAAGTTCTCTCTTTTTAAGAGGATCAAACAAGTTAAACGTTTCAAAAATCGTATCTTTTATACTATAACCGTCAAAAACATTTCCTTTTGGTGTAACATTAAAACCAACAAATGGAAATATAAAATCTCTAAAAGAAACTCGCTCTAAATTTATTTCCATGTTGTCTTCTATTATTAGAACTTCAGTTCCATGTAACCAAGCACCTTCCAACATTCCATTTTTTTCTGTGAAAATTAAATCTGATAAGAATATAGAAGATCCAGCAGTTGCACCAGATTCCAATAAGGATGATTCATTTAATTTTATTGGAACAAATTCATTGTTAAATTCCAAATCATTTAAAACTCTATCACCACTAGGCCACAAAAACCAACTATTGCCTTGTGGCATATTTATTGATATTTCTTTATCTGGTAAGTAAACATCCTTTAATCTTATTGCAGTTAAACCATATCTAGGTTCACCCATGTATTTTACAGATGCATTTACTTGGTTGAATATTAAACCAGATAAAGATGATAAACTTACAGTTGTGTCTATTATATTTGCATCTTGTAAATAATTATTAAATAAATTTGATAGTGGAGTTGGTGCAACTCTTGGTAGATAACGAGTTGTTATCAATCCAATAATTTCATCTTCACTTAATCCTTCAAATGGTATTTGATTTACTAAATCTTGAACATCAACATATTCATTTATAGAAACCGATGGATCTGAATCAAAATATGTATTTGGGTCGTGTAATTCTTCAACCTCAATATAAAAATTATCCTTTACTGTAGATAACTCTGGAAATAAATTACTTAAATGGTATGTTGGTATTTGGCTTATACCTTCATCAGATCTTGTAAATCCTTTTAAAATATATTCATACATTAATCGTTCTAACCCATTATTAGAACCAATTAAATTATATTTTAATTTTGCTTCTTTTATTGTTTCTCTTTTCTTTGAAAGTAGAATAGCTATTTCTTTTAATTTTTTTGCAAAGAATGGTATAGAAAAAACTAATTCTTCGTCTTTTGTAACGTCAACATCTGCCAAAAACTGATCTTTTTCTTTTTTACCAAATAAAAAACTTAAATCTTTTATTAACTGGATGTAATCGTTTTTTAATTGATTTGTCGCTTCATTTTTCTTTAAACCTTGAACACGATACCAATCATTTAAATACTCAACATATTTTAATTGCGCAGTATTTGGGTTCAAGGTTGTTTGATTAGACAACCAATTATTATAAGATAGAGGTGTTATCGTATTCAACTGAATAGACATATATTCTATACTTAATCAAGTACCATGCATTATGGTAAAACTATTGCAGCTATTTGTGAAATTGTCCTACTGGAATAACTAGCATTTCCTTCTGAGTAACCTCTGTTGACATATGTAATATATCCCCATGTTGATACAACATCAACACTATATGTTACTGGAGATGTTGTGTTAGGAGTGTCGATATAATTTATTGGTGTTGGTGGTGAATTATAATCACCACTGTTTCTAATTACAGCAAATGTAACTTGTGACATTTGATCAGAATCTACACCAACCGCTAAATCTGTTGTAACACCACCAATTGTTCTTTTTAATATTATACCAGCATAGATACCTCCAATTGATAACGAACCAGTTAATAAAACCTTTGCTCCAATAGATACCGGTGTTACTGTAGCAGATAAACCAGTTATTACACTTCTCGCATAAGCAGGAATTGCCTGTGTTCCATTTTTTGTTGAAACTGCACACAAAGTACCCGATTGTTTTGCGGGAGTAACAGCACCGTCTGAAATTTTTGATGTCGTTACTTGAGAATTTAAAAGGTTTAAACTATTATTACTTAAAGATATATTAATTAAACTTCCTGAAAGATTTACATCAATTCCATTATTACCACTCAACGTGTTAAACTGTAAACTCGTTCCAACGGCACCGTTTGTTGATGTAACACTTCCCTTATATACACCAATACCATTTCCGTAATTTGTGGCATTTTTTACACCTGAGAAATTTTGAATAAATGTTTTACCTGTTATTTTATTTGTGTTGCTTGATCTTGCAATTATGATAGAATCAGTTTCTTGAATTCCATCTGCTTCTTCTAAATTATTGATTTTTACTCCAGCCATATCTATTATTTACATTTAAATGTAAATATTATAGTCAATGCCACTTATTGTTGCTATTAATTCGAAGGTTTCATCTTCATTTGTTTCTTGTGCTAATAAAATAACAGGATCTCCCTCATCAAGCAATTCGATTCTTTTTTTGTTTTTATTTATGGTCAATTCAGTTTTTTTACAAACGATTGCACCATCCAAATTATAAACTGGAAATACACCATCAATGGTTTTTGTTCCAGCTGAGTATGTATATATAAAATTTATAGATGAATCCATTATAAAATATTTATTGACTTGTTGTTGGTTTGTAATAAAATTAAACAAAATGAACGAAATTAAATTTATTGTAAAACAAAAACATCCAGAATGTTTGAGGTTATATACATTTTCCTTTTTACGTAAACCAAAGGACTAAATATATTAATATGGCGAAATTTGACCAGTTAATAGATTCAACCTTAAATGAACAAGGAGGTTTTTTATCGGGATTAAAAAATGTAGCTGCGAGTACAGCGGGTGGAATAGGGACTGCGATCAAAACAGCTGAAGATCCAAGTCAACTATTCAAACAAGCCGGTACTGCAATAGATGCATTACAAAAACAAAAAGATTCAAAGAGTTTAGTTCTTGGTAAAGATAACCCACCAAAAAAAGGACAGTATATCAACATGCTTGGAAACTCAAATATTGTTGGTAAGATAATTGATATTAAGAATGATGGGTCTTTTTCAATACAGTTAATACACGTTTCGCCAGAACTTGAAAATGCAATAAACAGCAAGAAAGAGGTTCCAGTTGAATTGTTTTCTAAGTCAGAAACTGCCAAGAAGTCAGATTTTTTGTTTGTATTGACAAACAACAATCCAACTAAGTGGCAATTGGTCACAAGAGACAAGGCAAAAGAGCTTGGAAAATTATCAAATGTAGTTATACCAGAAAACTTTAATAAATTTTTTGTTCTTTTCAATTCTATATTAGAAGAAAAAAGAAAAGGTAAAAGAACAAGAAAACCTCGTAATCCAAATAGTGAGCAAGCAGTTCCACAACAATTAGATTCATTACCAAAACCACCAGATGGAACAGTTATTAGCACAAGTGTTGGAGATAACACCTATAATGCAGAAACTGATGAATGGATAATGCCAAACGGAAAACCAAATCCTGCACCAGGACAACTTAATAACAGGTGGATGAATCAAGCTACGCAACCACAAGAGCAACCACAACAACCAGAACCACAACCACAGCAACAGGAACAACCAGAACCACAACCACAGCAACAGGAACAACCACAAGAGCAACCCGAAACCGGTGAAAAGAAACCAAAAGATAAACTTCTTGTTGTTAATGGAAGAGGAAAGTTTACTGATACTGCATGGGTTGGTCAAGGTACAAGTTTTCCAAGTTGGGTTGCAATACCAATAACCAATAAGAAGGCGAAGGCTTCGCCTCAACAACAAGACCAACAACAACAACCAGCACAGCCTCAACAACAGACTCAAACACAACCCCAAGCTCAAGCACCAACCCAACAACAAACACAAGCACCAACCACAACCACACAGCCACAGACACAAACTAGATAAAAGTTGACAAACAGAAACTTTGTCTATATATTGGTACTATGATAAAAGAAACAGTAAAGATAGAAATAAACAAACCCAACCTTTCATTTGGAGACAGAGAGAGGGTTATCAATGTTGGTATTCAAAAGAAGATTGATGACTTTCAATCCAAGGGATTTGTAACAGTTGAACATACCGTTCTTAACAAAACCGAATCGTTTGCCACGGTTTCATTTGTTTTGAAGCCGATGCGAAAGGTATAAAATTATGGCATCCAAACTTGGTTTCGCGCCATTTTTGTGTATAGTGTTTATACTGCTAAAGCTTTTTGGTGCAATAGATTGGCCATGGATTATGGTAATGGCACCATTATGGGTTGGCGCCACTATAATTACAATCTTGTTAATATCAATAGCTTGCATGAACAAGTTAAGGCGCATTAAAAACAATAAGTATTTTAGTGAAAAACAAAGCGGACAGATTTTTCCTAAAAGTTTACTTCGAAAGTGATGATTTATCGGAAGAAGATAAAAGGAAACATACACAGAAATATATTAGCAAATTAACTGAGAATCTTAATAACAAACAAACATTTGTAGAAGAATGCGAAATAGTATCAATAAAAAAGGAACACGCAAATCTAAGGTTGAAGATAAGAACCTAAAGAATAAAAAAACAAAAAAGATACCAAAGAACCAATTTGATGGTATGTCATTGTGGTTGGAACACTACAAGGAACATAAAAAGCTACCATACAATGAGATATTCTGTTGTGAATGTAAAAGTTACACGGCAAAGTTAAAAGGCGTGGGGTTCAAACATGCATTTGAAAAAGCAGGAAAAGACATTGAAAAGATGTTAAACACTACAAGGTGTAAGGATTGTAGACTGTTAATTGAACCAAAGGAAAAGAAACCAGTTGTTAAGAAGGTTAAGACGCAATGGGAAATTGAAGAAGAGATTGAAGAGATAAGAAGAAACACACCCAAGATCGATTTCAATAAACCAAGATTATCAATTTACTTGAAAGACAATAAAGAAGCCTGTGAAAAACATACCAGTTCTTGTTTAAGACCGGATATATATCTAAATAATGATAGAACGTGCGATAGATGCTCTATTAGCAAGTATTGTGTCTGTCGATTAAAAAGATTTGAAGGAGAATCAAAAAGAAAATGAAAAAGAATCCAGCACCCAAAAAAATCTATACCTTGAGAAACATTGAGATTCGAGGGATCAAAATGAATATCAAGATCAAAAGTTTGACACCGGAGGAACAAAAGGTCGAGGTTGATTGTAAAAACAAGATCAGTAAAAAAGATCTGGAATATATTAAAAACTATCTTATAATGGAAGGATTCAACGAGGAGGCAACAAAGTATAACTATGAAAATTGATCCAAACGATTATGTAAGAGAAATGAAAAGGCAGGAATGTATGTACATGCCTCCGATTGAACATATCACAAATCCAAATTACCCAATGCCCGAATGGAAGAGAAGGTATTCGATTCTAAAAGAGAACTGGAAGTATTTTATTATTCCTTCAATTAAGGCATACGAACCATTCTATTTTGCATGGAACGGAAAGGAAGATAATCCCGTTTCAAGGTTCACGGAGATACTAAAAAGAATTTATTATGGTACAAAAAGTGCTATTTTTTACTCATAAAAGTATAAAAAAGTACTTAAAAATACCAAAAAAGTTATTAAAATAGACAAAAAAGTTAAAATAGGGGGTTAATCAATTTTCAATCTAAACATTTAGATTAGAATATATTAAATATAATTTTAGTATTTTTCAATAAATTAATTTTTTCCAATAAAAGACTTTACTGTTTGTAAATATAATAAACATATGAAATTCGATAAACTTGTACGTCATTACATCACAGAAGAAGTTAAAGGTCAGATTGCAGGATACGTGGAAAAGCAGTCAAAGGATATAAACCCAGCAACTATTATTCAAGACTTTGTTTCCAGCAAAGATCCAAAATTTCTTCTTGATGCAGTTACTTTTGCTAATGATAAAATGAATGTTCCTATTAAAATGGGAAAGAATTCTTTTGCAGGGGAAAAGTTCAAGGCCGAATTAAAGAAAGAATTGTTTGAAGTCTTTACTCCTACAAAACAAAATCCTGTTCCACCAAAGACAAACAAGTACATATTACCATTGGAAGATAATGTTTTAGATCGTTCCACTGGAGAAGAAAAAACAGCATTGCTGGGAGGTGATGATGCATATAACTTCTTCAAGATGTTTTTTAAATACAATTCAACCAAACAACCGAATCCATCAACAAGAGACGTTTGGTTCAAGGTGATCAATGAACTTTTTCCTCAATATAGAAGACATTCAGATATTAGACAAGAAGGAAAACTTGGTACTGGGGCAACAAAGAAAGTAAAGATTCAATATATAAACGATGAGGGAAATAAAGCTATTACAGAAATTACAGTAAGAGTAAATGATAATACTATTACTGGTGATCCATTCTCTTCTCGTCCAAACTTTGAAAATCCAAAGCGTCATCCAATAAATGCAGATAGGAATTGGAGAGAATTTAAATCTACAGTGAATGCAAACGGAGGAACTATTGATGCATTTGTAAAAGCAATAAAAGGAAAGATCATCGGAGAAAGACCGATTTAATACAACACTCTGTTTTAATACAACATGGTGTAGCATTACCACACTATTTGACAACACAACAAAAATACCAAGACAAATAGTACATTAAAACAAATTTCCCCTTATAACATAAATAAAGAGAATTCTATTGTATTCAATACACAGAGTTCTCTTTTTCTTTATACACACAAGAAGAAAAAAAAACATTCTCCCATCTTTTATTCCCATGTGTTATTAAGGAAATAAAGATTATAAGAACTATTTTCACTATACAGGATTTTCTTATATTATAGGTGTATCTTTTTATACACTTTTTTTGACTTATTTGTAAAGATTACTCAGGGATGAAGAATATTTTGATATATTTGTAAAAACATTAGAAATAGACTTAGAATACAATTTTAATACATTTAAATACATTTTAATACATTTAAAATTTATTAGACTTCATTTAAAACAAAAAAAATTACAAAAAAAATTACAAGAATATTACAAAAAATTGGAAAAAATGGGCTGGTAAGACATTGTAATACATTGTAAGGCATTGTAAGGCATTGTAATACATTGTAATACATTGTAAGACGTTGTCTTACATTCCAATGTATTCAAATAAAATTGTAATACATTGTAATACATTGTAATATATTGTAAGACACTGTCTTACACTGGATTTTATTACAAAATGGTTTGTCCATGCCTCCAAGGTAGCATTGAAAATACCCCTTGTCAATATATTTTTTGTCAAGGAAATACTTTGTCTTACATTGAAAATACTTTGTCTTACACTGGAACAATAAAAATTTGTCTTACACTGATATTTTTCTTGTGTATTAGAATACTTGGAATAGCTTTGGGTCATGGAAGAAGACATTTGTAATTGGATAGCAGAAGAGATTTCTTGTGTTATTGTAGATGGGGAGAAAATTCCTGTTGACAATGTAGAATTTCTCGATATATCAGAGGACATATACGGAAGGGATTTGATTACCTTCATGTATAATGGAGAAAGAAAGCAGTCGTTAGTAGTAAAAAAATACATTTGAAATAAAAACCAACCACAACCAACCATGAATACACAACCAGTAGATGAGTTCTTCGATTCAATCGAAGATAACGAGATCAAATTCCAGTATGATTATTGGAAGAAACTAAAACCAATCAATGATTCTGAACGATTCCAAAGGTTCTTGTTCGCTTTTATGAGCGTTCATACCACTTGGGAACGAAATATCATTGGATATAACAACATCAAGGATTGGTGGACTTGGATGAATCGTTGGAATATCTTGGAAGAAAAGCTAATTGCTTCCAGGGTTGGACTTCACAACAATAGATTAAAATTCATTTCAAAATTCACCACAAAGTTCTGGAGTAATCCTTCCAATTTTGATCGTGGACTCAATGAAAATTGGAGTTCTTTTCGCAATCGTATTGTAAAAGAGATTACTGGACTTGGTATGGCAAAGAGTAGTTTTGCTATTGAGATGATTTATCCAGATGAAGCAGAGATTGTGTGCTTGGATACCCACTTGTTTCAAGCATACGATTTGAACCAGACCAAGCATGGTAGAATGTATATGGATTTGGAATCCCATTGGGTGAAAAATTCTTTGAAAAAAGACTTGCCTCCCTATATTGCTCGGTGTATCTATTGGGATCGGAAGCAGGAAAAACAAGATTCCCGCTACTGGAGTCATGTTCTTGAAGAAGGTGACTTGTCAGATGAAATCATTAACCTCAACTAAAATAAATCAAATGAAAATAACAGAACCACTACCAGATACAGAACAAATACTATTGCTCAATGCAATCAATGCACTTCGTTGTGCAGGACAAGAAAAAATCGCAGACCATATTGATGAACGATTGGAAGCTATTACCAAGACTCCCAAGATCGCCATCTATGTCAAAGGTGGAATGGTTTCAGCAATTCGTTCCAATATCGGAGCAGAACTTAACATTGAGATTGTTGATGCAGATTGTCAGCAACTCGACTATGAAGAAGATCGTTGGGAAGAACTTCAAACTGAATTGGAATTTGGCAACTACTAATACATTGTCTTACACTATGAACACGCAAAAAGAATACGAAAAAGAACTATTGACAGCAATTCAATGGGAAGATAGTGTTTGCAAGGTTGCAAACTATCAAGAATCATTCAAAAAATTTGCTATTGTCTATGGTTGTGAAACAGAAGATTTCACCATCATTCACCAAGTAGATTGTTTTGAACCAGAAGTAATCATGCTACGAAAAGATGATGTTGAAAAACTTGTGCAATTTTACAATACATTGTAATACATTGTCTTACATTATGAATAAAACATACGACCATGAAAACCAGTAAAACAATCCAATTAGAATAAAACATTATGCCAAATCATTGCAGAAACCACTTAATGATTGAAAGTAAAAAAGACATTCTAAATGTTTTGAATCCATATTTGATCGAAGCAGGAGACAACGATTACGAGATTGACTTTCAATCAATCATTCCAATGGATGAGAAACTTCTGGAAGCAGGAAGCGATTGGTATAATTGGAGAGTAAAGAATTGGGGAACCAAATGGAATGGATATGATGGATCATTCACAGATGATTTTACTATATTTTCATTTGATACAGCATGGGCGCCTCCACTTCCAATCATCAAGAAACTTGCTGAAATCACAGGAGAAACATTCATTCTGGAATATATCGAAGAAGGTATGGGATTCTGTGGAAGATATACAGCAGGACAAGATGGAGACTATGATGAGTTTTACAACGACATTCAATCTGCACCAGAAGAACTTTTGGATTCTCTTGGATATGAACCTTGGGAAGAAGACGAGGAGGAACTTGTATGACAGATTTCTACGATGACCTCGCAGCATTGCAAGACAAATATCCTTCCTGCTATATTGAAGCATGGACACCAGAGGATTTTGTTAAGCTTCTAAAGAAAGAAGAATCTGAAATAAATTGGAATGATTTCATTCCAGTTGCACAAAAATTGTATGACACATTCGATGGAAACCAAGGAACCAACTGGCACAAAGTATTCCATATCGTAGAAGGATCACCCTGCAACCACTAAAAACAAAAATAAAATGAAAATAAAACAAATCAGACGAGCACTCGACACACTACAAAAGGCAAATGAAATACATTGTCTTACACTGGAAGATGGAGAAGATATTGAAATGGACTTCTTCGATCCAAATGTAGAAATTGATCCAGAGATTCCCCAAATGGTAATAGCCGGATTGTATGGTTCTGTATTCACAGACGATCTCTCCGACTGCATCATTGAAGGAAATACAATCCAAACAAAACAAATTAAAATTACAATTCTATGAGAACCTATTCAATCAGTCCTGACCTATTCAAACGAAATCATTTCAATGAAGATTTTGATGATTGGATGGGAAGTTGTTTTAAATCGAAATGGGATAATCGGGATATTCACAGAGACGAGGAAGAAGATTTCGAGGAACCAGTGTTCGACCCAATCATTCTAAAAGAAGATTGAAATAAAGATTCCCAAGAGCCTAAAAACTCTTGGGAATTTTCTTGTAATAGATTTAATGTAAGACAATGTATTACAATATATTTCCTTGACAATTTGTAAGACATTTCCTGGTTGTGAAATGTAAGACAAAAATAAGTATTGACAAGATGTAAGACATTTCCTGGTTCATAAAATGTAAGACAAAGTATTACAAAAATAATTATTGCACATTGGATGAACCCATGAGAGATTGATTGCGTTCTAACGAACAACCAACCACAACCAAACAACCACTATGATTATTCAAGACAAAGAAACTACTATCGAGCAGATCGGAAACATTACTGATGAAGCGCAATTCAAAATGCGGACTTCACAGAAAGCATTCCAGATTCTTTCCAGTTTGTATTCTGATAAACCTCTCGCCATTGTGCGTGAACTCGGATGCAATGCAATGGATTCCCATATCGCATCTGGACAACCAACCCGTCCGTTCCATGTTCATATTCCAAATGCTCTGGAACCTTGGTTGACTATCCAAGATTTCGGAACAGGTATCTCCCATGAGAATATCTACGAAATCTATTCCACTTACTTTGCATCTACCAAGACCAACACCAACACCCAAGTTGGTATGCTTGGACTCGGTAGCAAAAGTCCCTTCTGCTACACCGACAATTTCACGATTACTTCCCGCCACTTGGGAGTCAAGCGCATCTACAATGCTTACTTCAATGCACAAGGTATGCCAACCATTTCTATGGTATCACAGGAGAAAACACCCAAGGAAAATGGTATCGAGATTCAGATTCCAGTAAAACAAACGGACATTGGTGAGTTTGCACATTCAATCTTCAAGGCATTTCGATTCTTTGATACCAAACCAACCATCTCTGGTGGTAGTGTGGATTGGACAGACAAGTGCGATTTCGAGGGATCGTTCTGGAAGTCTTACACTTCTTTGAATCAGTCGTATGCGGTCATGGGTGGAGTCGTATATCCAATCGACACATACAAACTCGCCAATGAACACTACGACATTATTCGCAAAGCAGGATTGGTGATTAAGTTTGCCATTGGTGAACTGGATGTCACTCCAAGTCGTGAAGCACTCATGTATCACGATTGGGTAGTCCAAGCACTCAACGACAAGATCACCCAAGTCAAGAAGGATTTCGTTGCCAAGGTCGAGGATCAGATCAAGAACTCTGATAACCTTCTGGATGCAATGAAAGCACTATACCTTCTGAACAACCAATGGTCTTTCCTCAATTCCACTTTGATTAGTGGCAAGGTCATGTGGAAAAACATTGACATCACCGAACCTCGCAAGTCGATCAAGAACCTTTGCCAGAACAATCTCAAATCCTATTGCAAACGAGTATGGGGTCGTGCCAAGTGGAGTGAATCAGAATATGCTTCTCTGGACAGCAATGCTCTCTGGTATGTGGATGATCTCAAGAAGGGATCAATCAAACGCACGATTGCTTTCATCAAGTCACATGGCAATTCAAACATCTCGGTGAATCTGGTTGACAATACAGGAATGGTTGCACTCATCAAAGCAGGATTCCCCGCATCAGCATTCATTCCCACTTCGACACTCCCTGCTATTACCAGCAACAAGGCATCTGGTGGTAAAGGTAATACAAGACCAAAAGGTATTATCAATCTCTACACTACTGCATATGGCTATCGCACTTCATGGGAATCAGAGAAGTTCGACCTCGCCACAGGAACAGCACCCAAGTATTACATTGTAAAGAATGCGGAGGGTTGGGAGTTTGATAAAATGCGATTACTCTCAAAGGAT